TTGGACCGCCGCCCAGAGCGTTCTGTATATTACCGACTCGGGGCACTCTGCAGACTTCCTGTATCGCGTTCTTAAGCAGACTCGGGAAGTGTACCCCGGCGTGTTTAGGTACGCGTACGCAATCGTACAGCGCGTCTCCGACCGTTACGCGGGGAAGTTTAAGGTCACGGAGCTTTACCTACGAAACGTTACTGGGGAATTCGAAACTGGATATCCAGTCACGGTAGAAGGTCGTTCTGAGTGGATCGTTCCAACCGGCAACGCGATTGAAATTGCTGCACCGGGGTCTGGCTATTATCTGGACGACAAGATTTTGATTGGCGGTCCTTCGACCTTCCAAAAAGTGGTTACAGCGACAGGCAATACAAAAGTTGACACTCAGATTTCTGGTGTGTTTACCAACTCGGAATTGATCGTAAAGATCGATGGGGTAACCGTAACGAACTTCAATTACGATGGACGCAACTTAACCCACGCGTCAATTGTGGTGGATAGCGTTATTGAAATTACCTTTCCGACGTTCGGTGGGTATTTGGCCGTTAAAGAAATTAACGCTGCAGGTGGGATTGAAAAGATTCGGGTGTATGACTCGCCTATCGGGATTCTAGAGAATCACACTTTGGGCGTCGTAGGCTCTCCGGGCACCGGCTTTACGGCGACGGTTAACCCGGACCTGACTCGCGAAGTGGAAGGCTACTACATCGACGACAAGGGCCACCTAGACTCTTCGAAAGTGATCCAGGACAGTAACTATTACCAAGAGTTTAGTTATGTGATTCGTTCGAGCCTGGACGTTGAGAAATACCGTGATATCGTGCTTAAACTTCTCCATCCAGCCGGCATGAAAATGTTTGGTAAGGTGGATATCCTAGAGATTGTAAAGCTCTTCATTCTGGATATCTCGGAGATTATCAGTATTCCTGAACGAAGCGTGGTTATTGAATTGTCGGAAGCTGGATTGTTCTCAACGTTTGGTTCTATTGAGAAATACCGGTTCGCTTACGAGGAAACAGTTTGGAAGACGTTCTACTTGAAAGATGTTAAGGTTAGCGACGTAGTTAGGGACCGAACCAGACATCACTACAACATCCAAGACACGATTATTATCGTTACGCCGTAAAATGAAAAGGAGCCAATTAAGGCTCCTTTTTCACAACCACTGGTTTCGTGGCTTCCAACGCTTTACATTCCGGCTCTTCTAACTTCGTCCGGTAGAAGCACAGCGTGGACTTCAATTCGCCGATATACCGCAGAACATCTTCGTTAAATTGTTGAGACTCAATATCGTCTTCGTAAGTCTTCGCCACGTAGAGTTCGCCGTTAACTACCAGAACCTTCGTTTTGATTGCTCGGTATTCTACCGGCCTTGGCATGTTCGGGTGACTGATGGTTGCGCGGTTCGTAAAGTGCTCTTCGATAACTGGAGTTAAGTTACACCCCGACAACGAGATCAGAAGGAGTGCGCCGATTAAGATTTTGAGCATGATGTCACATTTCCCGAAATACAATTCATTCTATTGATATAATTATCAAGGGCTTTTTGAGATTCAAGTTCATACGCCTTTGGATTCTTTTTCGCATCACCTTTCGTCGCTTGATTCCTTTTCTTCTCTTCTAATTCTTTCTGACGCAGGATGTAATCAAGCTGCGTCTGCTTCAAGTCAGATTCAAGTTGCGCGTGTCGCGCCCGTTCATCTTTAAGTTGTTGATTAAGTCCTTCCAACTCATCGCTGATGGCTTTCTTCTGGACGACTAACTCACTGACTTGCCCGGTTGCGATTTGATAATCTTTATCTTTTAACTTATAAAGAATCGTCATGGTGCCTAGCGAAGCCACTAGGATAGAACCGGTCAAGATAGCGATCAGAATCATTTTGCTTCCGAACCAACCTTTGATGATGGTAAACATTTTTAATCACCGCGTTTCATATAGATCATGGATCCAGATTTGGAGTTTTGGATCATCAACTTAGAATTCTTTTGATAGTGTTTTTGGACAAACCCGCGTAAGGCTTCGTCTTCGATAACGCCCGCCCAACGTGCATACGGCTTCTTGCCGAACTTACACTTGTGGTACGTGTCGTCATCAACTTCAATACAATCCGTTCCGGCGAACTTCGTCACTTTAAAGAGTGGAGGCGAATCGGTGTTTTCAACCCCAGTGGTTACGTTGGTCGGCTCCGCATCTTCCTTAATAACAATCGTACTTTTAAAATATTCTTGCCAGCTCATTACTTCAAAGTTCATCGTGTATAATCCTGAGTAGTGTTTCATCAAACGTTTGATCTACAACCATGGGCAGATTCAAATAGAGTAGAACTGAGTTTAACGCGATTTGATTCTCAACTGATAATTTACAAGCAAGGATGCTAGTTGCTTCTGGTTTTTTAAACACGTTGTAGAAACAGATCACCGTGTTAATCAGTAGCTTGGTATTAACTTCCCCGGTCAACACGAATTTAGACAGAATCTTTTTGATTACCGAAGATTTAAACAAATCCGAATAGAATTCATCTTCCGTTAAGCAATAGGGATTGTCATAGGCTTGCATCGCATAGACTTTAAAATTATGCTTAGTTAATTCCATTTGGGAACTGTCCTGTCAAGATACTCTGAGGAAACAGTTCTTTGTCGATATCAACAACTATTACCGGTTTACTAATGCGAAGCTCATCGTCCCAATATGAAACTTTGATAATCGCTTCGCCCGCTTTAATCGCCGTTAAAATATTCGCACCAAGTTCGTTCGTGGTAATCGTCGTGACGCTTGGGTCAGAACTTTGTACTATTAGGCCATCCACCTCCGCTGGAAAGGTTTGGCCGTTGGTACACTTAACGGAAACGTTTAGGATCTTCGTATCATCAACCTTCATGGTCGCCGGAAACGATTCGAAAAGAATGTATTTCGGATATGGAATGTATAAATCTGAGTCGTCCAGGAACCGCCGCAGAGCCGCGATAGGGAACGTATAGTCAGTCCCGCGATAGCTAGCCGTAAAGGTAGTTTCAACGGTGTTAACGATGCTCAGAGGAAGATAGTTGGGGTTAAGAAGTTGGGTTGTGTCGCTGAGAATCCAACCCCGATCCTTAAACATCTCAATTCGAATAGCTGCCATTTTAAATTAATCCTTTATTATGCTTTGACTTTCTTTGGACGGCCAGCCTTTTTCTTTACCGGGGCAACAACTTCTTCTTTCTTTTCCTCAGCAACTTCCTTTACTTCTTCTGGAGTTTCAACAACTTCGTCGGTCAGTTCAACTTCATCAAAGTCTACTTGAATCCCATACTCAGCCAGTTTCTGATCAAGGTCGCGAACGCGCACAAGCAATTCACCTGTTTCTTCTACAGCCCAACCTTTAGGCGTGACGATAACAGTCTTTTTATGTTTAGGCTTAACCGCCCAAAATGGTAAACGCTGAGTCATGTTATTTTACCTTCTTTGTAAATTTGAATGTTAGAAATAAGTTTTCCTTCGTAAACTCTATTTACCTTGTTTAATAGAATGAAAAAAGGAGCCCGAGGGCTCCTTTTAGTTTACAGCTTTGTATATCAGCTCCAATCATCATCGCTATCGGTAGTGACTTCGCTACCGTAATGCGCGTTAGTTACATCTTCCAGAACGGTGTAGCCAGCAGTCCGCATCTTGGCATTATGATAATCGGCTGGAACAGCAACAACGTCAGCCGGGTTAACTTTAACTTTCAAGACACGAGCACTATCCGAGCCGCCACCGAAACAAGGCAGGTACGACTTCGAGCAAACATGAAGACCATAAGAACAAGTACGATTTGAATCTTCATCGACCATGTTACGCGCTACACGCAGACGATTGCCTGGCGAGTTATCCATAGTACCCGAGTGGATATCGAAGTAATCGTTACGCACTTTCTTCCAAGCGTAGAAATCGCCGTCTTCAGCAATAACAATATCGTTCGCCTGAAGGAACCCGTACAGTTCGTTAACCGCCCGACGACTTGGGTTCTCCATCAGTTTTTCCATGAAGTTCAGAAGAGTCGCAACGCCGGTATTGCCTTCGCGAACCATATCAATAACGCGTTTCGACAAACTGTTATCAACCAAGTAAGGAACGGTGTCTTCGTCAGCCACGTAGTAAATCTTACGTTCTTTCGGATCGATCTGAATCTTGCCTTGGGTAAAGCGTTCCAGCGAAAGAACCGGCTGAAGAGCAACATAAACCGATTCCAGCGCTTCTTGAGAGAAGCTGCTATCAATCAGCGAATCCAGAAGTTCATCGAAGCCGGGAGTTGTACGATCAGCCGAGACGCTACCGGTCGATTTGCCGTTGGTTACTTCAGTAATCGAAATCGACTTAGACGAAGCCACGTAGTTGTATTCAACCGCATCTTTAGTCAGATCAATTTCTTGATATACCACACTTCCACGGGTAAGACCGGCTTCACCAAGAACGCTAACGTCTACAGCCCATTCATCAGCGGCGCGCTTAACCCAACGGCGGATAGTTGATTCAGAAACACCAAACTCATCAGCAAGTTCACCGGTAGTTACACCGTCGCGTTGTTTAATACGATATGCGTCCAAGTAACGAACATCTTTAACTTTAGCGGAATCGTCGATTTCAGCATTAAAGTTTACAACTGGCTTCGGAGTTTCGTAGCCACTTTCTTCTACAGCGTCAATCCAGCGGGAGATAGTGCGCGAAGAAACATCGTTTTGGAGAGCCAGGCTAGCTTTCGATTGGCCGTTCTTCCACGCTTCGTACACTGCGATTTTATTTGCATCAGTCATTAGTTTGTAGCTCCGGGGTTTCTTTCATATAAAAAGTTTTAGTACAGCAAGGAGGCTATTGTAGCCTCAAGCTGCGTCAGAGTAAAGAGAATCTTCTTCTTCAAATAACTCACCATCATCCACTTCGGTATTATCAACAACTAACTCAAGCGGGACCGGATGAGGCATAACGTTAACCATTTTGATATAGTGGTTGATGTACTTGGTTCGCGACTCGTAAAGATCCAAGAACTCAAGCAACGGATACTTTGCCAAGATATCCTTAGTTCGATCATACATCTTAGCGCCGAGCGCCTTGGTGTATCCGCTGTAAATCTGTAGGTGAGCGCTACTGCTACTACTGCTATTCATTTCAACGCTTCCATGACAAGAAGCAATTTCGGCGTCGGTGTAACTAGCGAAACAAGTCTTCAGTTTATCCGCCAGAATAATAGCTTCAGGATCGCCGCTAATCTCAGGAATATCCAGACCACCCAAGCTTTTCGTCATTTCAACAACGCTATCGTTCCGATATTGATACCCACGGTAAAGATCGTTAAACACCATGGAGTCGATAGTGGAGTTGTAGTTATCCTTCTTCGTCAACTCAACAAAACTCTTCAGCGTCAAAGCAGCGAACTGTTTAATGCACTGGTGCAAAAACACTACGTCGTTATTGACAATATCTTTATCTTCAAACTCATCCAGAAGTTTCGCGAATGGCATCTTTTCCTGAATACGCCCCATCTGCGAAGGGCGAACCAGGATAATGTAATCCAGATTCAACACTTTCGAAAAGTAAATCAAGTTGGTCACGTTAACTTCGCGCATCCCAACCCCGAGAATTGCGTGTTCAAAGTAGCCACGAGAAATCTCAACAATCGCCACTTTCTGGGTACTGAGTTCATCGATATCCAACAGACCGCGTTGGGTGTACTCGTTAAAGTGAGTTACGGCACGAGGATCGTTGTTTCTCCAATAGTCTACGCGGATTTCGTTTTTCTTCGCCCGGTCCACTGGAGTAGCCCGATCAGCTTTAGGACCCAGTTGTTTTTCGCGAACAACCTTAAACATTTCCTTAACTTCAGACAGAGTTACAAACTCAATTAGGTTTTCGCCTAGATGTCCGATCAACAGTTCTTGTTGTTCGTCAGTCAGAACGAACGGAACTTGTACCAAGTATTGAACCGAACGGTTACGGATAAACGAACGTGAGTTAGTATCAAACCCACGATGGTGTTCGGTGTCGTCCATAATAAACGACATCTTCTTGGTACGGAAACCTTTATAGGTAATTCGATGACTTCCATACTTGTCGTTTAGAACATTTTTACTCAGCGAATCGCTGTAGTTGTACTTCTTCTCCAACAGGGTAATTGCGGCAGGATGTTCGTCTTCAGGATCGATAATCTCAATAATCCCTTCAACGATGTTCTTATTGGCAATATCAAAAAGCGATTCGCCTTCGTAGTTCAGAAGACCCCAACCCCATTCACCCAACTTCCCTTCTACAAATACCAACGCCGAAGCTTTATCGGAGCACTCGCTGTCAATCTTTTCCTGAAACGCATTGTAATAATCATCTACGATGCTTTCCAGTTTGTTAATGAAGACTTCTTTACTTTCATCATCGAACGAAATGGTTTCGCGGGACGCTGCAACGCTCAAGTCGCCAATATCAAACCGAATCGTCATCGAGGCTTTAGCCAGGAACGACCACGCCCGAGTCTTATCACGCGGAACGATAGTGTCGGTCACCTTCACGTTATACCCAACGTTCCCCATAATAACCGTGACGTTCCCGGCGTTGTAGGTGTTGGAGTTAATGATCAAACCTTCAGCTTCGTCCAGTTCAGTCACAACTCGGTTATCGAGGTCACCAAAGTTAATCTCTGGGAGAACTTTAAAGTATTTGAACACGTTAACCGCTTCGCGCTCGAAGATATCAAAGTCAGCCGACCGGATTGGAACCGTAATCAATACGCCGTTCGGCTCATCAGTATCCGACTCGCTAACCATCGAAACCGTAGGCGAGCCCGCGTCACTGATGTAAGCGTTGTAGATACGCTCTACAGCGTCCTTACGGGAGCGAATCGTAAAAGTATCGGTATAGCTAAAGGGCGTCTTCGATCCAAGCCCCAAACCGCCTATAACGTCGTTAGATTGGGTCTTAGTGGAGGCGAAGTAGGTCGTGTAGATGTTATTGATATCGTCATCATCTAGACCAACCCCGAAGTCTTCAATCGACAGGAACGGTTCCCAGGAATCGGGAAGATGGACTTTAAACGGACGATCCGTGCAACCGGCCATAACGTGAGCGTCGTACGCGTTACAACTCAGCTCGCGAATAATCGCCTGGGGTTTGTTCGAGTACAAGCCCGAACTAAGGATACGGAATGCTTCTCGTGAAGCATTAATGGTGAAAGCCTTTTCATTTTTCGAATTGGAAAAAACTTTAACGTTTTCTTGCTTAGGAATCATAGTTGTATCTTAGCCCCACGAGATTTCAAGAATGTCAGGATAGCCGTTGTAAAGTTCAACGTCATATTTTAAGCCAACCAAAAGGGCGCGAACGCTATCCAGTTGAGAAAGAGAATCAAACCGCAAGTACAAGTCGTAGTTCCCGGCCTTCGACATCGTGTCGATCCGAACTGACAAGTCTTCAAGATCAACGAAATCTCTGCACCACGTGTCGCCGTAAATTACATTCGCAGCTTCGCGACTAATCATAATATAAACCCTTTAGGTTGTTTGTTTCAAAGGAGAGAAACTATTCTGCCTTAAATTTCGGAAAAAGTAAAATCTAGAACCAGTTATAGGAACTCTTGATATCAACGATGAAACGTTTCAACAAATTATAATCATCGATGTTAACAAGAACTTCGCCGCTTAGTTTGGTAAAAGGAGCAACCCGTTCAATCAAATAATCATATTTGGATTTGTGTAAACGATGGCGATAGTAGTAATGACGAGTTTTATCTTCAGTGGACGCTTTGGATAAGCTAATCTCATAACTTTCCGAAAACTCTTTGAAGTTAAATTTAAACATTTTAGATAAAACTAAACAGGTATCTTTGCTCCAAAAGTTTGGATTATACGCTTTCAAAGCTTCAATCAACTTCTCTTCCGAAATGCGCTCGGATACGGTTTGACGATATTCCATCCAGAGGATCTTGTTTACTTTTTGAACAACTTCGGTGGCGAACACTTTCGCCAGATCAAAGTGGAGTTTCGCCGAACCATCGCGCAAATACCAACGAAGCGAAATCGCTTTCTCCTGTTTGGCTAAAGTTTCGCGATCAAGATCAAACTTCTTATTTGCAACGTCGGCAGCTTCCCACGCCCGCAAGAACTTGAGTTCCTCAAAGTTCGGGGCCAGGTCGGCAGCGAGTTGGTCGCCATCTACTTTAACATAACCGTCAGTTGTCATTATGCTTCTACCAATTCATTTGGAAAATAATAGACATCACTCGAACTTCCATCGCGCCGAACCCAAACCTTTCCGCTAGGTTCAACATATTGGACGGTTCCGACCATAGACGCGTTAAAGCCGCAAGTTGCGCTACCCTTTACCCGATCCCCACGCTTCCATTCTTTTGGCGGTGGCGGAGCAGGTGGGACGGGTGCATGCTTAACAACTTCAGCTTTGAGGGAAACAATTGTATCCTCAAGAGCTTCGACTTTAAATTTGAGTTCATCGATAAGGTTTTGATATTTTTCGCGAGAAAAGAAGAAAATGGACATATTAAAATTTCGCTTTAAGGTTGAATACGGCGCCATTCTTACAAATGAAGTCTTGGCTCATGAAATAACCTTTAACTTTTGTTAATCCACCGTTAGAGGCGCAAAACTCTTCGCCTTTGGTCCATTCTTCGGCGGCAACATCATCCGACATAAAGCAGCCAGAAATAATCCCCATCAAAATAATGCCAAGGCAGAAGCAAAACCAAGTATCGTTATCATCTTTCATGTAATATTCCTCATCGCCATCGTACATTTAAGCAACCATAACCGCTGCTGGACCATAAATCGAAAGCGCGTATTGCGCCGCAGGAGCTGCGCCATCCTCAACATAAAAAACAAGTTGACGTTCATCGTCCCGAAAGATGTCGGTAGCGAGATACTTCTTAATATGATAGCCGTTTTCGCGTAGGTACTTGATCCAAACTTCGTCGTAGAGCCAGGTATACACGGCGGTGATAGATTCAAAGCCAAACTTACCGCCGGCATTACTTTCGTAAAGCAAATCCCAACTCGGCAGCGGATGGTGGTCTTCATCTATATCATCAAAATCGCGGTAATTTTGATACTCGGGGCAAGAGTTCAGGTTGAACTTCTTACCAGTATACATGCCTTCGCCGTTGGAGTTTTCTACGCGATAAACGAAATCATTCATGATAAAGAAAAACCTTTCGAGGGGTTAATGTTTTAAGTTGCAGCAAGGATAAAGTTGCAGCAAGGATAAAGTCCCAACTCCTTAAAGTAAAGGACTTTTTCGAATTTTAGGCAGCGCGACGATCTTCTTCAACAAGTTGAGCGATCAGGAAGTCAAGCAATTCGTAGCGGAGTTCACCGTACTCACCAACCCATTGATCTTCTTGGGCGAAGTACATGGTTTCTGGAGTGAAGTTTACACCTTCGGGCGTCGGAACCGGATAAGCAATCTCCCCGCTAAACTTCGGCCACTTTACAAAATTAAATTCAAGCCAGTTCGAAACTTCGCCACATTCTTTTAAATCAGTTCGCTTATCATTTGCGATGAACACATTTTTATCAAGATTATGACAAATGCCGCTAGCGTTTGAAGATGGACCTTCGTCGCGGATTTCAAGGAGAGCTGTCAAGATTTTAGCATTAAGAGTCGAAAGCGACATAACGGTATTCCTCACAAGGGTTAATTTCATAACGTGCAGCAATGATAAAGCCCTCACTCGTCAAAGTAAAGGGCTTTTAGTCATTTATTCTTCACATTTCATCAAAAATCTATTGCTGATACCTTTAAAAGAAACGTTTGGATCGTTTTCTGACTTAAACACAACGCCTTCCGGGATTTTGTTCCACTGATGGCCGTCGATTGGTTCGGCGGTAACGCCGTCCGCATATTCCAGAATTTCGTTAACCGTCATTCCTTTCAGATTCATGTAGCCGAGAATTGGAGCTTGTTTAAGACCAAGAACGCCCGCAAAGTCATTCCTCCAAGCAGAACTTAATTTCTTCTTGTTGGTGATATCATAGACTTCGAACAAGAAGAATTGGAAGTCTTCAAACTTCTCCCGGTTGCCCTGAATTCCTGGACCCATCAGCTCGCCTTGAATCGCAAAGTCAAAAGTGATTTGCTCGCGAAGGGCGCGCATCCGACGATCAAGATCCAACTTATTAAACATCGCAACAAAAGAGTTGCCGGCGTTTTCTTCGTCGATCTTCAGTTCAAGGTTACGCGAGCAAACACCGGTGCGATATTCTTCAACTTGTACCCAAGCATCGCCATTATCAAACGGTTCAGACTTTTCGGCCTTAATGTAAGCCGTCATCGAAGAACCGTCGAGTTTCAACGAAGCTTCCCAAATTTGATCCAAGTCTACGCGGCGATATACGTTCTGAATGCGATCCTGGTCAGACTTAGGGATGAACATTGGGAAGTTGCCCCGCGCACGGCCTTGTAGACACGCTGGCAGCGGTGGATCGTACTTAATAACACCGAGAGCTTCGGTAAGGTCATCGCCTTCTTCGTGTCGAGCTGCTTTACCTTCGTAAGTTAGTTCACGAAGAGGAATAATCAAACCCTGGGAAACTTGTTTCTTCAGTTTAATTGTTCGCAGACGGAAACCTTCACCGAGCCCCGGAACATTCCGATACGACGACTTACGAAGGAATTCGAATTGTTCACAGACTGGAAGGAAGGAATCGATTTCGAAGTAACAAACCAGATCGCCAACTTTATGTCCAATCGCCTTTTGAACTACAACTTGCCAACCATCGACAGTCGCAGTTTCAATAAGATCAGCTTCGGGGATTGGATCAAGACTCAGGATGCGCCTAACAGATGCGAGTTTACGTTCAGACATTAAATACTCTCTTCTTCGGGTTTAACAATATGGTAAGGGATATGCAAGTTTTCAACACTCGCTTTGAAAACGTCACCGTTCGGGAATTCTACATCAATCAACTTCCATTCAGCAGAAGGCCTGCTGTAATCGCTACGACGCGAGCCGATGATTTTAACTTTCTGACCTTCGTAGAAGGCTTCATCAACCAGAAGTTCAGACGCCCAGTTAACGGTATAGCTTTCACCAAGATCTTCTTCTAGGTTGACAAAATCAGGTTCTGGGTCATGCGTACCCAAAATTTCTTTGATATAGACGCGAAGACGGTCAGCGATATCTTTATTGACGAATTGAAACACTTCGGTCGATTTACGAGCGGGTTGCCAGGAAGTAGCCAGCGGCTCATCGTCCCAAAACCAAGCCGTCAAACCAACCCAGCTATCGGTACAAAGCCACTTCTGGATCCAATAACCCTTAATGCGGTCGGAGAATTCCTGAGAATAACCGTAACTCGGGCTATCGATCAACTCACGAGCAAAGTCTTCAATATCGCCAGCGGTTGTGTTGTTTTTGGATTTGTCAACGAGACGGATCAGTTCACCGAGTTTCATTTGTCTTTTCCCTTTGGTGAAGCAATATTGAAAAGGTCCAACATATTTTTAAGAGATTGTGGGGATGTTGTAAGGCACCGCAAAATCTCTTCTTTAGTTTCGCCGAGTTCGTGCATTTCCTGAACAAATCGCGTTTTAGCTCCGAGGAATTCCCAAATGAGTTTTGTTTTCGGAGTCATTCAGAAACGCTCCACGTAAAGAATGACTTCATAGTTATAGCGCCCACCGTAAATGTCGCTCAACCTGAGCTGAATTTCAGTCGCTTCGAGAAGGTCCATCACTTGAGATCGATTATTTTCATTCCAGCAGAATTCATCGTCGTCTTGACCTTCCTTATCGGTTTTCAGGACTTGGAAGAGTTTCGGAGCTTGGAGAATAGTTTCGTCGGAGTTCATGATATAGTCTCGTATAAAGGAGGTTCTGTTTCAGTAACAGCAATCTTACGCGGTTTTTCTAGAAAGTAAAGCCCTAGATGCAAGAAAGCCGCTAAATTTTAGCGGCTTTCTTTTTGTTGGTCACCCCGGCTGGACTTGAACCAGCGACTTCTCATTTCCAAAACGAGCACTCTACCAACTGAGCTACGAGGAGATAAATCTATTTAGTATCTTTCTTTTTTGAATCTTTTTCTTCGGTAGCTTCTTTCTTATTCTTACCAAAGATCGCATCCCAGTTATCCGTGTACGCCTTCGAAGGCATTTTAGATTGGATGGAATCTCCAGTAACGTCGTTCTTTGTAGCCATTATTTCACCTGTGACAGAATATATTTTTGGGTTACGTTGCTGACGAAGTAGGAACCAAGTAGCAGATAGCTCAGAGACACGAACGCTTCGACCGGCAACTTACTGTACCACAATAGCGCGACGAAAATCAATTCAAACCCAACCATCACCCAGAGTTTCCTGGAAGTCCAACGACTAATAGCGTCATCCATTTTATTTACTCTCTACTTCGAGATAATTGATAATGTCTTGAACGGTACGGAACTTCTCGGCAACGTCGTCTTCAATTTCGGTTTCAAATTGATATTCAACATCCATCAAAAGTTCGATAAGGTCCAAAGAATCAGCGCCAAGATCTTCAACTAGATCGGCGTTAAGAGTAACATTAGATTCTTTAATCCCGAGTTGATACGCAACCATTTCTTTAACTTTTGTTGTAATACTTACGATTTTACGACTACCAATAGCCATTCTTGGACCTCATCGAACTTTTGATATATTAAATTGGGGTGCACCGTAACAGAGCAGGATAATTGCGGGCCACTTAAGGCTGATACAATTACTTACTAGCTCTGCATTCCGACGACTTTAACCGCTGCAGTTCGGTCTTCTTATATGGCGGAAACATAGAGATTCGAACTCTAGGACCTGTTACAGTCGGCGGTTTTCAAGACCGCTGCCTTAAACCACTCGGCCATGTTTCCTTAAAACGGGGGATCTAGTGAGAGTCGAACTCACGTTCCGCCAGACATAAACGCCCAACTTTCCTACCTTTAGAAGATAGATCCCATAAAACTGGAGCGGGCACCGAGGTTCGAACTCGGGAAGTCAGCTTGGAAGGCTGAAGTTTTACCAACTAAACTATGCTCGCGTAATAAAAACTCTACCCGCTGCGTCAATAGAAACAAATATTGGGACCACATTAACCAAGACGGTGTTCAAAATCTGAATTCAGCGACCTGGACGGCTTAGAGTATAAAAGAGTGGGTCGCAGATCGGATTTGAACCGACGCACGGGAAGTTTCGGCTTCCCAGCTCTACCAGACTGAGCTTACTGTTACCATTATTAAAAATAAAAGGCGTTAAGGTAACTATATAGATCGCAATAATTAGAGCTTAACGCACTGTTTGTTTCTCTTCAAAGAACGTATTGTATCGGAAGCTTTACCATAAGTCTAGTCTTTTAATTAAAGACCTAGAATAGCTCTGACGGCTGCTAAGGCGTATCCGTAGATTGTAACGTATCCAACTGAGGTTGGGTGAGTATTATCGAGGGTGTTGTAGCCGATCCAAGTAGCGGTATCCATCCAGACCACGTTAGGGTTACCCAAAGCCGTCACGACCGATTGAAGCTCGACGTTATAGATGGAGCGCGTGTCAGACCCGTCCGGCGTTGGTAAGATGCCGCGACAAATAACTTTGCTATATCCCTTCGCCAGCAACTTGTTAATACAAGCCAGGTAATCAGCTTTCTTAGCGGCGTCAATTCCTCCAGCCGCGCTGTTTCCGCCGATAGCCAAAATCGCTACGTCGGTAGACTCTACCGTCAACAGCGGTAGCGTGGTATCAAGCATCGTCTTACAACCGGCGATAGTTTGACCGGCAACTCCAATGGTAGTACCGGTGAAACCTAGAGCTGCCGCAACAGACATCGTTTCAACGTCAACGCCCGAGGCACCCGGTCCAGATCCTGCGGTGATCGAATCGCCGAACTGATGTAGGCGCCGACGAACACCAACGTCTAATAAGGTTGAATCGCCTGCTACTGAAAAGTGTCCGCCACTGTTACGGATGTTGCCGCTGTCCCAGACGTTGTAAGTAGAAGTTGATCCGTCGCATGGAACTACGATAGCACGGACAGGCGAATCATTCTCATCAGCAATCGAATAGAATACTGGCGCGCCGCCGTTCTTACTTACACCGATTTTGCGAATTCCGCTAACTGTTACAACCAGTTTAGAGAAGGCGCCTTTGATTTTGATCGAACCGACGTTAGACCCATAGACGGTCCCAGACGTTGCCTGAAGAGCTGGTGTATAGGTAGCGTTGTTCGGAATCAACGCGCCAGAGTAGAACCCAGTAGCCGAATTGGCGCCGTTCTCTACCTTGTTAGATAAAGTTTGTAAAGTTGGTGGTTGGCCCGTAACTTCTAGGACATTTCCAGATGCTGGGATATATGGCGCATCTGCCATCTGGATTACCCAACGAACTTCTACGAATCGTTTCGCGTGCGCAAGACCCGAGAATAGCGTATATACAGAAGCAGTATTTGGAGCATTAGTGAAAGCTCCGCCATCAATAGCAACTTGTAAAGACCCGGCGTTATCTCCGAAGTCAGACGGTGCGGTCATTTTAGCTTCGGTGCCACTAATAAAACCAGACCATAATGTCACCGCGCCGCGTGCATAGATGCGCGCAACGTTCTTAGTCGTACTAATTGAACCCGTAAACCCAGAAACAAACTGTGACGAGGCGAAGTTCAGAGTAGTTGGGTCAGGAATTGGAACTATCAAGAAGTCATCTGGATTATCGATAAACTTTTGAATGTCTGCAAAATCTAATTCAACAACTGTGCCTTCGTAGTTGATATTGACGGAATCGTTATCAATAGAAGGGACTGTATTTAATTTGAAGTAACGCTGAATACTTTTTGGGAGTTTGACGTTGGAGACTAGAAGTTCACCGGTCTCAACAACAACCCAACCTCTCGCAGTGAGAACTACTTGCCGCTTACGAATGCGTGGTTTGTATGACCAAGAAGGGTATTTCATTTTTATTATTCCAACACTTAGTGATAGTAAACCTTTATTTAGCGTTTACTATCACTATGTACAGGGGATAAATTTAAAGCACTTGGCGAAGAGTCATCTTCCTAACACGGATGGTCGCGGAAGGTGCACCCGAAGTCGAGAGGTAACTAGAGAGTCTCAGACGAACATCTGTAGCATCAGCCGGCATTACGAACCGAGGTGACCGAATAAAGCCAGTAGTTGCTACCGGCTGAAGCGGACTGGCGTTATCGTAACGATCTCCATCCCAAAGTGCGATAGCGCCCGACACCGCTGTTACCGTTGCTCCAAGTTGTAGGGAGAGAACGTTAGTTGCTCCAGCATCAAGTTCATATTCGCAAACGGCTTCGTAAGTAGCACCCGGAACGCATTTAGTGTGAAGACTGATTTGACGTAACAAGTCAAGAGCAGCCGCCGAAGTAGCAGCGATCCCACCGATAACGATTTGTTGCCAAGAACCAACTTTCGAATAAGTTCGTGTTACACCAGTCGTTCCGGTCGCGTTCGTTCCACCCCAACCATCGGCCAGAACTCCACTTCCACCCGTACCTGGGACACCAGCCGTTCCGAGGAACAACGGGTTAACCGAAGCATCACCGGTAACGTTAGTCACTGCAACATAAACGTTATCTGCGACAGGCATAACAATCTCTGCTGGTGTCATAGTGTTTAGTACATCGCCGAGTTGATATCCAACATAGTAAGCACCAACAGTTCTTGGGTGTAGACCGTCGTGCGTGTAACCTTGTTTAATTCCTTTCGCCGCGCCAGTCGCTTCATCTAGCAGCAACGGCCAGTTATCAACTACTTTACAATTGTTACTTGGAAGTTCCGAAAGAATACGGTCACGAACTTCAAGATGGTAAGCAAGTTGTGTACCAGTCAAAAACTTCTCAGGAAACAGCGAATCACCACGTGGCATCGGGGTCATAATAACAACGAAGATTCCAGCCGCGTTTAATTCGTTCCGCATGTCGCGCAAGTTATTGATTGTTTGTTCAGCAGTCATAGCCGCTGTACCACGGTCGTTAGTGCCGCCCATAATAACGCAAGTACCCACGCCCGACGCAATAACGTTAGGAACGCGTACCTTAATCATAGCGGTAGTGTCTCCACCAACTCCGTAGTTGTCGGTTAGTTTAAAGACAAAACGTTGCTTGGCGCGCCGTAGGGCGTTACTGATGTACCCGTAGTTTTCGGTGCCGTTAGTTGTAGTCGAACATTGATTCGTAATACTGTCGCCGAGGATTGCAATACGATTATTCGACAGAACAATCAATTCAGCTTCCATGAAATCTTCTGGATTATCAATAAACTTTTGAAGGTCTTCGAAATCAAGTTCGATGATTGTTCCTTCGTAATTGATATTAACGGAATCGTTGTCGATAGTAGGAGGTGAGATTAAATCGAAGTACCGCTGAATGCTTTTTGGTAGCATAACGTTTGAAACGAGAAGTTCACCTGTTTCGCTAACAACCCAGCCTCGGGAGGTTAGAACGACTTGGCGTTTGCGGATATTTGGCTTATAAGACCAGGAAGGATATTTCATATTAGTTTCAACACTTTAGTGAGAGTAACCTTTATTTAGCGTTACTCCACCAGCGTTTGGCACCCCAGAGAGAAGTCGAATCTCTAACCGGCGGATTTGGAATCCGCTGCTCTGCCAATTGAGCTACCGAGGTATAAAGCGAGCGGGTTATTAGTGGAATCGAACCACCGACCAATGCTATCGTTTTCCGGTTCGCGATAGACTAGCCAAACATGTAACCCATAATTCTTTAAACTATTTCTTTAAAACGAGGGATCATGATATCTTGAAAGTTAATCTCTTCTTCAAACAAAAGTCCATCAAGTTCAACACCATCACCAACCACAAATGTGACGCTATAACACGAACGATCTTTGAATTTTTGGTTATCGTTATACTTTTGATACCAGCATTTAACAGTATCTCCAACCTCAGCTTCAAAATCTTTAATTTGCCAAGTAAAACGATTTTCGACGTTCATGATGTAGAGTTTCCTTTAAAATGGAAGAGGGTGAAGGATTCGAACCTTCGAATGTCAGGATCAAAACCTGATGTGTTGGACCGCTTCACCAACCCTCCGAAACATGGATTTCAGTATCGGTTTCTTGTTACCCGACTTGTTAAACCCATCCGCTGATCTCTCCAGATGGACGATAATGCCGCTATAAGGAAGGGACATTAACTTACTCTTTCGTAGCGCATCTAGACTTGTACCACTCACTTAGTTGGCCCTTAAATCTAGATTCCTAGTTGAATAGGCTGGTCTACTCGTCAACGTCTTACGCCGCGTATGAACGTAAGAACCGGTCTGCATCACTACAGATTCAAAAAAGTTAAACAAAATCCCTTCTCGATTGATGACCGTTCGGGCACCCGAGGAATTGAACCCCGATAGTTTAACTTGAAAATAGATCCGGGGAGTTAGGCATAGATGGCGTGTACTTAGCCAACATGGCAACAGACTCCCCTGTTGAGTTATTAAAAGTCATTCCGATTGAACTACGCGCTCGCATAGCCGGGGAATTGAACCCCACTTCCATTCACTCACATTTAGTACCGGGAAAGTTCTAAGGATGGCCATCCGTCGTTCCTTCCCTAATCGCCTTCGTTCTGTACCACCAACGGACACACAGTTAAGGGCTGGGAATCGAACCCTATACAGAACTACCTCGATGTATGGTGCGGCCGGAGAGGGTCGAACTCTCACGCCTTTCGGCGCCGGAACCTAAATCCGGTGCGTCTGCCATTTCCGCCACGGCCGCATAAAACTTTATTTACTCATCAAAATTCCACATTTGGAACATAACCAAACGCGAGCTAGAAAGTGTGGAGTACATTCGCCGCCCATTTCGCAAACTAACGTATGAATTTTCATTACTTTCCTTAATCAAGGGCGGATAGATCGGATTTGAACCGATGGCCTAGAGTGCCGTCACTCTTGCTCTACCAACTGAGCTACTATCTGCATAAAACTATTAGTATTGATAGCAAACCCACGCGCTAACGATACTTTGATCTTCTTTAATCACATAAGCAATTCGCTTTTTAGGATCGGAAAGATTGGTACAATAACTTTCTACTGTACCAATAACTTCTCCTGATTTAAAAGGTTTGCCGGAATGTTTCTTAACTTGTTTGCCAATTTCAACGACGATATCCATAATATATAGCACCTAAATGCGTTCACTTTAAATAAATCTGTTAAGAAGGCCACATTGGCTCGCAGAGTAAATCCATCTTAACAAAAATGGTGGTTGGAGAAGGATTCGAACCTTCGAAGCACACGGCGAGGGATTTACAGTCCCTTCCCTTTGACCGCTCGGGAACCCAACCAAATTCTTGAACTACTAAGCATTCGGCATATACAACAGCACTTCTTAGATATAGTCCGTTCTCAGACTAAGAGTTATACCTTCCAACTCATAAGGATACGGTCTACGCGCCGCTAGCGTTTTGACTTAACGTCAAAAGTGGCTCCATGACCTGGACTCGAACCAGGGACCAATTGATTAACAGTCAATTGCTCTACCAACTGAGCTATCATGGAATTAAATCTTTTCTTCTCGAATCTCAGGTAACTATATATACGCTGATTTTAAACGGAAATTTCTTGAAAGCTGATATTCGGCGTAACTTCGACAAGTAAAGCTTCTGGAAATTCCGCTAAAGCTTTGTTACCAGCTTCCCAACGCGCACCATCGTCTTCGTTCATCCCATATTGAGCCAGAGTTTCCGAACCAGTTTGATTTTTGGCTTCAACATTAATAGCAAAGTTAAACTGCTTTCCATCAACCTGATCCGACATCAAAACGCGATAACCAGTAATTACAACTTCTTTCAGTTTAAACGTCATTTTCAAGTTCCTTTGCTTCGTCGAAGTAGATTCCGCCCATAGACGTAATCCAATAATTATCACTTTTCGTGGTGTAGTCAACTTTATCGCCGACTTCGTAAACCTTCAAAACGTTCCCGTCGCGGTCGGAGAAAACGACTCGCTTGGTAAACTCAATCTTCTTAAGACTCATTCAAACCACCAATTCCGGATGAAGATGCTGAACGTTTACAGTACCGACCGAACCCGGAACAACCGGACGACCAAACATAGTCAAGCCGCTTACGTTTTCGTAGCTATAAAGACGACCATTCAAACCGGTGATTTTGATAACCCGATCTTCGAACTCGACAACGGCGCCGGCTTCGTAAGGCTTGAAATTCGCAAAGGCCGGAGCCTGAACTTTTTCAATCGACTTACGCAGGTTACGGGCAAAACGCGCTTCGGATTTAGTAGTCATCTTCTTTACTCCTAGTAAGAACCGCTTCAATAACAATCATTATACGCGGTTCTTACTAGGAGTAAAGCTTTTATTTTGGTTTGTTCGCCCAGTTTTCGTAGATAGCCAACCGAGCAGTGAAATGCCAGGGTTGATCTTTATGATACAAGAAACCACCGAGGGAACCGAACCCACCAAGATAACTACGAATTTCAGCCCTTGCTAAATGAAATTCTTCGGGGGTTATCACATCTTTTATCGAAGCACAATTCAATGCGTTACACATCAACGGAAATTCTTCTTTGTAAATTCCGGCCTGGATAACTTTATCAAAAACACTTTGAACGTTCATCTACTATCTTCCTAAATTAAATTTTGATCAAATCGGTCATCGGGCGTTTAAGCGAAGTCCCAAGACCGTACCAACTATTTGGGTTTTCGGCAGCCCAATACGTATTAAGACAAGACCAAGATTGTCCGTCGTGCTTGTACCAAGCTTCCATGTGGTCGTCAGTTTCGGCGGCCCAATGGCTTGCCCCTTCGGGCATCTTCGAAAGATCGGGGGTTTGATTATACATTTCAATCACGCCCGAGGAAAAACGTTATAGAAGTTTTGCGCGTTAACTTTGTTAACGTAGTCGGTGCCTTCGCGGAAAGCGGACTTCGGAAGATTTTCTTCCAACCACTTTTCGATCATGTCCCAATCGACTAAAGCGCTAGTTGGATCCAGAAAGAGAATCTGGTGACCGTTGATAATATTGATGAAGAGCGAAATACAAACCGGACGCTCGTAGAGGAAACCGACGACCGCCCCGCGTCCGCCAAGACCTTGAACCCAGCTGTATTCGCGACCTTCTTGGTTACGCTTCCACAGGCAAGATGTTTCGTACGAACTTGCCTCGACTACGCCGACGACATCTTTAAGAAATTCTTTCATTGGATCATATCCTGTAGGTCGGTAGAGTTTCATATTAGAAGTGTCGATATCAAGAATCGGCATATCTTCAGGATCAAAAGGCTTCAAGATTTTGGAACTTCTAAGGTCAATACATCAGGGCCAGATTTAGACGAAACGACGATTTTGATCGAGGCATCGCTAACCAGTATTGTTCCGCGTAGGCTAAACTCAACCGGATAATCTTTATATAAGTTGGTGAACGCTCTAACGGCGTTACCAACTTCCGCGCTTAAACCAATTGTCGATGTTTCGGGAATCTTACAACGAATTTCACTTTCGGCGTTTGAAAGCGTTAGCTTGAAGTTTTTTCCGGGAACGATTTGAGTTTTCAAAGTCATATCGGAAATCTTTACCGCTTCGTGTTTAGCATTCATGATATAGCCCACTTAAGAATAGGTTTCTTTTTGGCGAAAATGTGTATCCACCAGAGATCCGTTTCTAAAACTTTCATCGAGATATCGCGGTAAGACTGTTTGAAACGCTTAGACTTCTTCATTTTCAGCCCACCATATTAACGGAGCGAACGACATAACCAGCTTTGGTCGCAACCGCGCTAGCCTGGGACGAAGTATTTGCGTCAACTTCGATAGTAAAAGGTCCGTTCGGACCCTCTACTTCAACATCGTAAAGATGCTTAGCGTTCTTCCGGTCGCCGAGACGAATAGTTGGAGTTTTCATAAGAATGCCTCTTCTCCAACGATAATCAGGAAAAGTTGCTTAGCTTGATCTTTATCGGCGAAGGTGCCTTGGATAAAGCCGTTACGAATGACGACCAGGATACCCGAAGGAATGAGCTGGCAAACGCGAACGTTGATCTTCCGGCCAATTGTCGATACCAACGCTTCGGCAATTATTTGGGCATCTTCGCCTTTGATTTTTATCATATCGCCTTTCATTTCCGTAGTCCTTTCATGATTTAGGTTTCGCTTCACAATACAGACGATTCTACGCGGTTTTTCGAGAAAGGGAATAGCTTTTTGAAAATATTTTTGATAGAGGAAACCCAGCTTCTCTGCGTCTCTTCCGGCTTGTTATGCCAGGAAACGATCTTGGAGGTATGCTTATTCGACCGGACCAAAATTCTAACAGAGTCATCGTGGAAAACTGTAATTTGTCCAGTAAAAGAAATCGCCAGATTCAAGCGAATGGTCCTCTGCATATTTTCCACAGCCGCGATCAACAAAGGCAGCTGCTCTTCGTTTACATACCGTATGGTGATTTTCTTTTCGCTTGGAGAAATGTTTATTCTATTGTTAACGTTATCTACGGCTTTAGTGGTTTCGATAACCATATCAACCATCAACATCGGAACAACATTTTTAATCTGAACTTGGACCGGAGACTTTACTTTTTCTTTCTTCGGCTTTTTAGGCGTAGGGGCGTGCGTGGGTTTGGTGTAAGTATCAGCCTTACCCCAATTACAAGGTCCACACATCGTGGTAGAGTTCAACATAGTGTTCGCGCCGCCTCTAGCCAAAGGCTTAGTATGGTCGCGGGTGAAAATTACTTCTTCGCCGTCGTCCTTAACTCCATAAAGGTTCAAATGGTAGGATGCCGGGGCGTCTTCGAACGTATGACGCTCCAAAGCGAAAAACGAACCTTTGAGGGCACAGGAAGAACAAACGGTCGATCTTTTGAACACTTTCATCCGATGGCTAGAAACTTTTACAGTTTCGCCAAGAAATGTAGCTTCCTTTTTATTGATCGTCGTAGACAAGAATTCATCGATACTGACGATTCCTTTTCTTTCGTAATTCATACCGCACATATTCAGCTACCTCAAAATAGGTTTAACTCATCAATGCGTTGATTGTACTGAACCCTAACCAGAAAGGAAAGGGTTTTTAGAAAAAGTTTTCGAGGGTGTTCGGAGGATAAAGAAACTCAATCAAAACGTCTCCGTGACAAGATTTAGGACTACACCAACATCCTAAGACCTTACCACGGAGACTTTCGAGTTGCGCTAGAAGCTCAGGTTGAGTTTTAATCCAGACCCTATACTTTGCTATAACTTCTTCGCGTGTTCCATCCCTTCCAGTCTCAAAAGGATTTCCCCAGATACCTGGGCGCCCGATGTAAACGTCATAGCGTTCGCGCTTGTGATGAACGAGGAATTTCAATTCTTCAACGAAGCCATCTTAAGAATCGCGGAAGCTTTCCCTAGATGTCTGATTGAATCTTCGATTAAGTCAACATCGTTCTTATAGGTCCCATTCTCAAGATGCTTATTCAACTCGGTGACGAGCTTCAGCGTTTCGATAGAGATTTGTTCTAGGCGCGTCATTATTGGAACAACGCTTTAGCAACTTGCGAAGCCAGACTTGGATCATAAACCGCGTCCGGGTTAGCCTTTAACGCTTTCATCGCCGCGCCCATATTTGTAGCGCCTGAATCTTTGATCGCATCGCTAATTTGTTCAGCGGTCATCCCAAGCGGAAGAAAGGTTTCCAGATAAGCGTTTTCACGAACTAACTTCGGATTTGCAACGAGCTTCAGCGTTTCGGTATTTGACTTAATCAACTTCCGAACTCCAGCAATCACTTTATCGCTGGTAATCTCGCTACGGTCGCGACTAGCAGCCGTTTCCAACTCACCGATAAGCAGGGTCAGGATATTATATTCTACGACCTTAGACACGTTCCCGCGAAGCTCACGGCGGGTTTCTTGAAAGGTTTCAAACTTGCTCATTACAACTCCTTATTTTACACAGGTATCAATTTTGCCTTCGCGAGTGTACTTAACCGTAACCCCGGAAGCGAACTGGATGTACTTAACGCCGTCGAAACAGGAAACCGCCGTACCCGATAGGTTGGCCGCTACGCGATCACTCCACCCACAACCGGCCAGGGAGAGAATCACAACCAACATAATTACATTTTTCATTTTAGGATCTTCCTGTACTTTGCATAATGATCTTTTTCGGCGATGGTGTAGACTTCGGGAACGCGCCCATCTTCCAGGCCGAGGTGGATTGAATTGTACTCATGAATAAATGCTTCGCGGTCTTCTTCCGTTTTAAACTCATGATACGAAAGATCTTCGGTGCCTTTGTGTCGAGTAGAACGTATAACACGAGCGTAGAATATTTCCATTTTAGACGGCTCTCGCTACCATGTACCAATCCGGCACAAAATCGCTTGGAGGATTGTACTTTTCGTTATAGTCGGCCACGAACTTATCGCGCTCTTCGACGGTATCGAAGGAGTGAGTTGAGTCAATCTTAGAACCCCAGCCGCGCTCCGATTCGATGATATTAGCTACAAACTTACTCATGATATACTTCGCCTTTAGGAATAAATGTTTCTATGAGAAACGCCATTTCGTATTCGTTAACCTCTTTACCCGCGTCGATAATGTAGATTTTATCGTCCGGGGATAAAGCTTTCCATTCTTCGGAAGGATACGAAGTCCAAGAACCCAGATAGTCTTCGTCGTAGAAATCACGATCCTTATTAGGATTAGTAACCGTCCCGGCGCCATAGTTGTCGCGAATAGCTCTCGCCACGTCTAGAAGAGCGTCGTTTAGTTTAGCGTGACTCTCTAACGAAATCCCTACAAGTCTCATAACCTAACCTTCCGTTTTAAATTTGGTACGCGATGCCGGACTCGAACCGGCACGCCCTTCGGCGGGAGATTTTAAGTCTCCTGTGTACTACCAATTTCACCAATCGCGCATTTATATTCGAAGAGGTTCTTAAGCATTTTGACGTTAGGTTACTGTCACTACCAACCCGCGAAGGTTTTTTGTGTCCTAACATTTTACACTTAAGAGCCTCTTCGTAATACAAATGGTGGGCCTCACGGGACTTGAACCCGCAACCAACGACTTATGAGGTCGCTGCTCTAACCAATTGAGCTAAAGGCCCGGTAACGAAGGAAGGGAGTTTTCCCTTCCTTCGGAGTTCTTTACTCTTTATCTTCGTCGAGGACCGGCGCGTAAGCTTTACGAATCGCGGCTTCCGTCTCTTCGGTTCGCGGTTCTACCATAAACTCATCGACGTAGAGCGTCCGAACCTTCGCTTCCAGACCTTCAGTACGAACTTCGCCCGAGATTTTGTAGTCCACGATCAACCCTTTAGCGTTAAAGAACGCTTCAACCGTCGCGCCGAAGCCCGAGCAACCTTCGTTACCAACGACGACGAAGAGGTTACGTTCCAGGTCGATCCGACAAACGGCGTCCCAGATTCCGCCCGGTTCGTCTTCTTTTACTTCCGAGGCGAACATTGCGGCAAGTTGAATACTGTTATAGGTATTTTCGAAGGAGAAAAGGCCGGTCCGATTATCAAAAACGTTATTCACGTCCACGTTAAAGTTTTCGGCTATCGAGCGGTTCGCTGGATCCAGAAGCTTCGCGACGGAGAAGTTTACGTTAGTAGTCATTTTCAGATTTTCCTTTTAGGGAGTAAGTACCGCTTCAGTAACACCCATTCTACGCGTTTTTCTTAGAAGGTAAAGATTTATTTTTGTATTTTTACGCCGTAATAGCGATAGAAGTCAGGACGCTCTAGGAGCTTGCTAGAAAGGCGTTCGCGGTTAACCTTTAGCGCGTCCTCGGTTGGAACGTAGTCTTTGCTAAAACAAAGAGGGAGGCACATATAACGCGAAGCCCAATCGTCCGCGTCGAATTTGAAATTGAATCCGCGTTTAACCGATTCGTGATAAAGGTCAGACATTCGCGAGTAAAGAAATTGACCTTTATCCGAAAAGAACTTCATATGGCCCGCACCCATCGTGTATTCGCTAGGACCAGAATAGGACTTATTCACCATATGCTTCTCGATATAGGTAAACATCCGAGGTAATTCGCGCAATTCTGCGAGAAGGTGTTGATCCATCAATTCAGAAACTGGAACAACATTTATACGAGTCATAGTATAAGTCCTTCGCCGCGTAAATTCGACCTTACGGTCATTAGAATTCTTCCTAGGCGATTTTCCCCGACCTGCTTACCATTTCGTAAGACCTGGCCCCAGTACACGTCGCCCCATGAATTAAATTCTACTATATCATCGTTCCCGGTAGCAAGAAGTTTTTCAGCCAAATCTGGATTTTGTTGATATTTTGCGAAAGAAAGGGCAAGCATTACCCAAACCTTCTTCGTATCCCAATTTTCGCAAACCGCCAATTTCTTACCGAAGCGCTTGGCCTTACCCGGAGCAAGAGTTTGGTAGTCTTCGACCAACCCTTCCAGACAACCACCTTTCGCCCACTGATAAGCGTTTTCTACGCAAGGCCATTTGTGACCTTTATAGGTAATCGGCGACGGCCAGAAGTTCGAAAGGAACCGATGTTCTCCAGAGAAGCCGTTGATGATCATACCACCACCCACGCGCCCAATTTTGCGTTGAATTTTACTTTAAGCTTATTCGCTTTTAAAGCGTTATTTTCTTTCTCTAGAGTTTCAATTCTACTTTCGAGTTTTTCGATAGCACCATTAACGATAGGTCTGACCCAACACAGATAATCGTCTGCGTCATAGGTAATATATTCACTCGGAAACCCCATGTAACCTGGGGCTGTATGTCCGGTTGATGGCCATTTTATTACAGTTATCATTTCGATAGCCACCGTTCATATTTGTACTTGAAACCGCTTTCGATCCAGCCGTGGTCCGCACAAACCCACTTCTTAACGCGAGTGCGAAGGACAAGTTCAAACCAAACGATTTCGCGTTGTTGGGTTAAAACCGGAAACCAGGCATACCAGACATCACTAACTGGTTTAGTTTTATTGACCGACTTCGAAGGAAGTTGAAATATCATACAGAATATTCCCAGTAGCTCAGACGCGAATCGCCCCAGCGTTTACGATAGACCGTTTCCAACCAAACAATTTCGCCCCGAAGCGTTCGGATCGGATACCACGCGAACCATTTGTGAGTTGGGATATACTTATTCTCTGGAGCCTTCGGAGTGAAAAATTTCATCTTACTTCTTCCTTGCAACAATCTTAAGTTCGTCGCCGAGGACAAACCCATACTGAGTAAAGTAGTAGCCAGTTTTGACGGACCAAACGAGAACGGCATGTTCACCGGTAGAGATTTCATCATCCCATTCTACGAAGTCGCGGATATCGTGCTCATTCATATTTTGGAAACTCCAACTCATACTCCACGGCAAATTCGCGAAGTCCTTTTAACAAAGAAGACTTGAACGCAGCCTCATACAAGTTGTTGTCGCTGAGACCATCGTGGAGTTCTTGGAGTTCCAAAAGAAATTGTTCGTCATTCGAATTGTTAACTTCAATGCCGCTCGCGATCAAAGCATTTACAACGATAAGTTCATCGGCGCCTAAGTTTTCCATATCTTCGCTGTAAAACTCATCTTTGATCATCGCGCCAATAAGACATGGACCGCTTGGGGAACGATAAGCGCAATTACCATCACTATTCAAGGCTTGTTTGGTCATCTTATTTGCGCGGATTACAGCCAGTTCAAAAACTTCTTGCTTATCCATGATTTAATTCTCTTTTAAAGGGAAGTAGTAACAAAGTAGACGCGATGATATAGAGAAAGATTCTAGAGGTAAAGAGTTATTTCACGTTAAGCGAGAATATTTTAGCGTGCCGTAGAGCTTGCGAGCGGCTGCCCCGGTGTCGTAACACTCTACGCCCGGTAAGGTATTGACCTCAGCGTTCGTCATCAACCTGGCACCAATTCCGCAGCGTCTGAACTTAGGTTTAACCCATACATTGATACGCAGATAATCGTTTGGCATGTTTTGGTCTATGCTGAAGGTAGACCAGGAAGGGAGTGCGGTCTTGCGGTCTACGACAATACAGCCGACCGCGTACGGTTCGTTGTTTTCGTTAAAGGCGTAGGCAATAACAACTTTCTCAAGTTGATACTCGCTCCAACGTTTTTTCGTCATCCGAAGGATCAGGCCGCAGCCGGGGGTGTAGATCCGCCCGAGACGGATAATGTCTAGGGCACAATCTATTTCTTCTTTGGTGGAATAGGTTTTGTACTGAATCAAACTATCGATCATGCACATTTAGAAATACTCGAAGCGTAATAACCCTTCAACGAAATTTGACGATGGAGTTCAGGGTTATCGCGAGCGAGCCGAGCAAAACCACGGTTAGAGTTGTAGCGGAAGTTTGAAGCGTAGAAACTCCCGCGACCACCTAAGTTTGAATTCAAAACATCCTTACGCGAAACGAACTCTGGAGTAACCAGTTTCTTTTCGTAGGCATACATTTCGTCTTCGGTGGAGCAGATTTTGATTATGGACTTCTTGAAGTTTTCGATTCCGTGTTGCTGGATCGCAAGCTTAATCTCGGAGCCCGAACCCATGTAAGAATCATTTTTATTCAAGGTCTTATGAACGCCAACGTATTGTTCATTAGTCAAGAGATTTTTTATTCTGTAAACTAAGAAGTGCATAATCTAAATCCCTTTAGCGCATATCTGCGTAGCGGTCATCTTCGTCGCGGCCACGAGAATCTTCTTCAGCTTCGAAGAGTTCGGCCAGTTTCTCATCGCGTTGTACTACAATCTTCCAGCGTTCTTCTGGATCAATCGGCAGCGGTTCGTAATCTTCATTCATCGGGAAGCGCATTAGTCTTTATTCTCCAAACGGATAAGAACAGTTAATACATCAAGAGCATTTTGATAAGAATCTGCTTCCAAGAGTTTCATTGTAGCTTCTTTTAGCAACGCACAAGCGTCTTGGATTGGTTCGCTAACAACTTGTACCACCTTCAACAGATACGCTAATCCAGGATCAGCCAAACGAGGATTGACAGTCAGATATTTGAAATTAGTTTCAAGGTCTAAGTCCACAATAACAAAATCACGGCAACCTTCATTATAGCGGTCGCGAGCAACGTCACAAAGATCCTTTGCGTCTTTCAAACCCAGATTAAGTTCGTCTCGAACGGCCTTAATAAAGGTAACAAATTTGAACACATCGTATTCATTGTTATCGATACCACAGAATTGACGAATGTCGAATTTGATCTTCATGATATAATCCTTCTTTAACTGGAAAGGTATTAGTAAACGGAAGGCCGAACATTCTTTTCTGGAACAAGTTCCATATAGACGTGTTCACCGGTCTTTTCGTCGAGACAGATAATATCTGTTTCCCCCAGCTCAGGAAACTGGAATTCTTGCCAGGTCATCCCGAACTGAACACAAAGGTTTTTCTTCATCGCCATTTCCTTTTCGTGGTGAGTGACGCAACCCGAAAGGAGAACAACGACGACGATAAGACCTAGTAGCATTTTCATTACACAAAATCCTTGGTGATTTCGTCCGGTTCGTCGTATTCAATCAGAATAGCGTCTGGTAGATAGAATACCTTAAAACTTTCAGCTACGCGACAGAAACCGTAGTCATATTGTACTGGATCATTAAGGAATTCGTAGAAGAACGCGTAAATCGCATCATCTTCCGATTTGGCGTCTTCAATTTCCAGCTTCAGATTATCGCTGATCTTTGGATGGTTTTCAAGAACTTCCTCCAAGGCGATTTTTAAGCCTTCGGCGTCTTGGTCTTCGTTGCCCATCCCTCCACCCAGTTTCGGGTTGTTACGGGAAGTGAAGAGGTTAGAAAGTTCCTGATAGAACTTAGCGTCTTCGTAGGTCAGACCGCTGATGATGTTAGTTTCATAATCATCGCCGTCGTTTTCCCAGGTAGTTACGCGGATCTGATAACCGGCTGGATAATCAATAAGTTTAACTTTCATTTTAGATGATACCTTTAACGCGTTCGGCAATAATGATTTTCATGAGTGCCGCCTGGAACGTATAGGTCTTATAGCGCTCAATCAAAACGTCGGTCGATTCGGCTTCAAGTTCTTTTTTGGCGAGCAATTCGACGTCGGAATATTCTTTCAGTTTGAAGAACTTCCAGCGCCCGTAATTTTCAGTAAAGCTTTCCCAAACCGGTTCTGAATTTGGGTCACTATCAACTTCAAAGAAGTCAAAATTATCCCCAGCAACTCGCATAATGTATTCGCGCCCAACAACCAAGTCGTTCTGGACATCGCCGTCGTCATCGACGTTATGAACGCAAATAGCGCGGACTTCGCGAAGCTCAGATGCAGCAGCCACGAGCTTACGGAAATCTTCTTTTGTCGCTTCAGTAAGGATGTTCATAATTAATTCTCTTAAGAGAGTTGGAAAATATAGCCGGTGGTTTTCAGAAAGAAGAACACGTTCGTACCGACCAACATCAATAAAGTAAACTGGATACAGAATTTAAGCGCGCCGCTTCCGTTCAAAAGACACAGAATGGCGACCATCGCGATAACGTTTACAGCCAAAAGAATTTGCATTAAAAACAAGCCCGAGAAATCGATTTACGAAAATGTTCACGTTCAAAATCCGTATGAAAATCAGGATTCAGAATGCGTTCCAGGTAGGCGTTCGCTTCTTCGCGAGTCGTAAACGCTTGATGGAGGTTATAGGTGTTTGGGACGATGTTCGCATCGCGCAGAGAAAAGTCTGTAATATAATGATGTTTCTGATCGATTACTTTGAACCTACAGAACAACTCGGGCGCGGTGAGTTTACTTTCGTAAGGTTCGCCGATGATCAACATCGCTTGGGCGAAGGCGCGAACTTCAAAGTCGCCCCACACAGTGACTTTGTAGATAATCGCGCCGTCTTTCAGATCTTCAAATTTAACTTTCATAATATACCAAAGAACCTTTTTAGTTTTGTTCCAAAGAAGCGCCTATCTTATCGACATCTTTCTCATCGGTAAAGCTTTATTTTAACGAAAAGTCATGTTTTTCGTTTTGGAAAAATGAAGCTTGAAACACGTTGTAGTCGAAGAGAATCGATTCTGGAGTATCGTCAATCCAAATCTTCGGCTCGTAGCCGAGTGCCTTAACAAACGGTCGCTTAGCCTTCTGGCCGGTCATGATGACCTTATACCCCTTCTCCCGAAGAAAATCCAGATCCTCGGGGTAACAGGTCGGAGAGCGATAAGTAACCACGATCACGTGAAAGTTCAATTGTTCCATCAGGTACATGATCTGGAGCCAGCGCGACGGTTGGTCGCTTATCACATCGTCAAAGTCAATCGCTACTAAGATCATTATTCTTCCTAAAGAGCGAGCCCATTTTAATGTCGTTCAAGTCTAAGGTGGCCACGATTTCACAGACCGCCGTAAGTTCTTCAATGGTCGCGAGCGGCGTCCGTAACTGAATCACCCCGTTGCCGATTTCGTAGTCAAACACGATCCCGGTGATGTCGTCGATAAACGTTCTCATTTTGTCCAAACCTCTTATGGAGTTCGTCGTAAGCCCGACGGTCAACGTGTTCCTGGATCCTTTGGCGCGTTAGGAAGACAAGCTGAGCCGAATCCTGACGTGCTTTGGCTTCTTCGTCCGTTTCATCGCGCATATAGACCAGCTTCAAGCTCTTCTCTTCGTCGCGGTCGCCGGGGTCATCGTTGGACCATTCGAACGTAGAGCCTTCCGGCATTCCGTCAGCGCGCTCGCGAAGGTACTGAATCGCCTCTTCGAGAGTATAGCCATCAATCGTCCAAAGGCAAATATCGGTGCGTTCGCCGACGATCTTTTTCTTAGGGATAATCATATCAGTTCCTTAACCGTTAGCAAATAGGTTTTTGTTATTCTTCAGTTCATACAGAATAAAGAACCTGTATTCGCTGGTGAGTTGACGGAGGAAGTAAAGGAGGTTTCGGTGACATTCAACAACGAACTTCTCAGCAAGATGATTTCCGAGTTGTTCGCCGAAGAGGTAAATCATCATCCGTCCGCTCATGTTGATCGAAAGCTTTTCAAGCTGCTCGACTTGCGCCACATAGGACCAAGTACCATCACCCATCAGCTTATCCTGATAGGCGCGGATATCCTTCTGAGCATCTTCTTTGAAAAGCTCGTAACGCGTTTTATCTTCGTCAAGTTTCATTTTCATTTTCATTTTGGGATATACCGAGTGCGGTCAAGTACGGGCGGAACGTTCGGCCAATGCTGAATGTTTTCCAGATGATCCATGATTAAGCGTTGGGCCTTCTCTTCGTCGTTTGTATAGAACAACTCAGTCCAAAGACCGTTGTAGAAGTCATTGATATATGCCTGACCCAATCGCTCGTGTGGACGATTTTGTTTGAAGTCAGCTTTCCATTCTGCATAAGTCATTCTTCGCCCAACTCCTTTTTCAGTTGTTCGAGTTGCTTACGTTTGCTATCGAGGCTAGCCGCTTTATCGGCCTGCTCTTTTTCCAAACGCGCCTGATACTCTTCGTCAGTTTCTTCGCGTTTTTCAATGAGGTTGATAATGTCTCGATCAGGATCGCCCCATGAGCCATAATCCTTTGTATAATCAAGGTGATACGTGACGCCCTTTTCGTCCGCTTCGGCTTTCATTTCCTGAAGATACAGGATAGCAGCTTCAATAGAACCCTCCAACCGATAATGAATATCGTCAATAACTTTTTCAACTTTGCGTTTCATGATCCAAGTCCTCTTAGAGTTCAAGTATTGTCGCCATCGGCGTCCAGGAAGTCACTACGCCGCGCATAGCTTCACCTTTATCATTAAACCAAAACAGATGGTCCATATGATCAAACGCTTTAAAACGCTTTGCGCCATGAACAAGAATCGATCCGCCTAGCGCAACATACTGCACCAGAACGTGTTCGCCTTCGGCGGGCAGTTCATCTTTTGGTTTGAAAGTAGTCCAGATGCTCATGATTTAAGTCCTTCTTCACGTTTTGTTTCAGTAGACATAAAATAGCCCCTTTACCTACGAAAGTAAAGGGGCTTTGGGAAAAACTTTTAAATCTTAAACCGGAACAATCGCTTCGTACAGAGTTTCGTACTGAGCTTGTTCGTCCGATTTTTCTTCGAAGCGGTCTTTATGGAAATCTACCAGCAGGTTGCGGAAATACTTTTTATCGATTTCGTACTTTTCCGAGAGTTCTTTGATAGCGTCTTTCCGGTATTCAGTTTCACTTTCTTGACGGGTCAGAGAGTTACTCATTTCTTTGATCACGGCAAAGATAGCTTCGCGATCAGCAGGAGACGAAGGAACAACGATTTCAACAGATTTTTCTACGGACATTTAGATACAACCCTTTTATTTAAGATAAGTCAAATGAATTTCTGGAATAGAAATACACGAGAATGGATAATGCACTTCGTCAATAATACCGTTAAGATTCTCAACGATATAATGTTTACCAAGAACTGGTACAGCGTTAGCCGCTACACCACGAATGGCTCCAACGCCTTTCAGTGATCCATACACATAATCAACGCGGTCACCTTCTTCATAATCATAAGAGTTCACATCATAATCTCCAAAAATATAATTAATTAGTGTTTCTTTACAAGAGGCGCCTAGTTTATCGCCTCTTTTCGACGAAGTAAAGCGTTTATTTCAATTAATCCCAAGAAATATCAGCCGGAATCCCGCCATTCATTACTTTTTGCATCTTATGTTCGACTAAGCCTAGCGGTTTATTTTGACCTACCATGTCCGGCGTCACTTTATCTTGCCGATTATCATCGGTTTCAATATCGCTGTATCGCATATGGTTATAGTCAATCCCCACGGTTTGTGACTTGACTCCCGCCTTACTCCCGAACCGGGTCTTCAAGAGAATGAACGCTTGTCTCCCCATTTCCATCAGTTCCTGACTCGAAACAATAGCAACAAAGAAGTCTAAACTCATCGGAAGCCCGAAAGATTCAGAAGTCGCGGTCATATCCGGGGCCATCGAGTTCGCCGCTTCACGGTTAGTTTGAGTTGCCGTGATAAACGGAATCTCTTGTTCTACAGCCAGGCCGCGAAGTTCTTCGGCAATTGCTTTGATGTACGAATAGCTGTTTACTCCTGACATCGATTTGTAACGAGAACTAGCGCAGATGTTAATGTAGTCGATGAAGACCACATCCGGCTTAAACTTCTTCTTCAGCTTGTATTCTTTCAACAAGTGACGGAAGTGTCCCGCGTGAGCGCTCGAAGTTGGATATTCCTTCACCATCAAGCGACCAACTGTTTTACCTCTTAACGCCGCGATCTTACTGGAGAACCATTCATAATCCAAGTTCGGATTCTTCAGTTCATCCGTCGTGACGTCCAACAAGTTTGCGTCGATACGTTCCTGGACTGCCTCTTCAGACATTTCCATGGTGATGTAAAGAACGTTCTTGCCGGCCTTAAGCCATTCCCCGGCCAGGAAACACATCAACGCAGACTTCCCGACGTTGGTAGCAGCTAGGAAACAACTAAGCGTCTTAGGTGGTAGGCCACCGTTCGAAAGCTTCTGTAGCGCGTTGAGAGGGAAGCTCAACCGTGAATCTACGTTAGTGTAATAGTCAAACCGTTTTTTGAAGTCTTCCAGATAATCAGAACCAACGGTAGTTTCGAAACTAACACTCAACGCATCATTCAGCATATCAGGAATAGAGTGTTTATCAAGCTCCTTGTCGTTACCTTCAATAATGTTGATGGACTTATAGATTGCGTCAAACAAGGACTTGTCCGAACAATATTGTTCGGTTTCGTCCACTAACCACTGGGTATCATTCATTTCAGCTCTAGACTTATAAGACTCTTCTAGAACTCCACACGCTTCGGAAAAAACATCTTCGGACATCCCGGACTTCTGGATGGCAACTAACATCGCCTCCATCGTCGGGATCTTGTTATACTTTTCAAAGATAGTTGTATAAGTTTGAAAGATGCCTTTAGTGGCACCGTCGAAGTATTCTTCTTTTAGATAGGGATGAACCTTACGCGCATAATCTTCATCAAACAACAAGCCTTTTACAATTGCAGATTCAATAGTTGACATTACATCCCCTTGTTAATTGACGGTCATTATACTACGAATGACCGTCAAAGTATATCTTATTGTTCTAGCGTAACAATCTCGCCAGTTTCTGGATCAAGTTCTTCATCATCCAACAGTCCCAAAGTTTCAGGATCAACTGGAGCCGCACTAATAACTTGACCGCCTTCTTCGTCATCCAGAGTAAACATTTGGCTCGAAGTCAGCAAGAACATGTTTTCAATGTCGGTACAGAACTTAGGATCGTTCAACAGCGGTTCCCAGAACTCAGCACAGTTAGTCGCCGCTTTCCGCCAGTTCTTCGCGTCCAAGTCTTTCCCCGGACGGGTGTACCAACCAACTTTCGGCTTAGTTACATGACCGGCAGCCAGCGCAACGTCTAGAAGACCGGACCACTTATCAATACCACCCGAGAACGTTACTGTGATCGGGATCGCCGAACGCTCTTTGATGTAACGGGACTTGTTAGCGTTCAGGACAAACTCAAACCCGGCCAGTTGATCACCTTCTTTAACTTGGCGCTTACCGATGGTGTAGATGGTGTTCGAAGAATACTCAATACCCGTACCGCCCGACACTACCGTTTTCGAATACATTTCCTGAGTCTGGTAAGTGTGGTTAATGACAACCATCGGGATTTTCTTTTGCGTCAAGTAAGGGGTAACGAGACGGAAAACCTGTTTGATCATCTTAGCGCGAGTCATGTCCGAAACGGACTTTTCATTCTTCGCATCTTCCAGTTCTTTCTTCGAAGCCGAGTTACCGATGGAGTCTACAAAGATGAAAACCTTATCAGTTTTAACGTCTAGCTCTTCCAACTTCTTCATCAAGTCAAACTTCAACTCTTCGATATTCATGAACGGAAGGTGGAGAACGCGATCAATATCAATACCGGCACTCAGGAAGTAATCTTCAGTCGAACCAAACTCGCTATCGTAGAACAGAATGATGCCGTCTTCGTGTTTGACTTGGAACGCCCGAGCCAGGACCAGGCCCATGTTCGATTTAAAGTGCTTCGAAGGACCAGCCAGTTGGATCAGTCCGTTAGAGAAACCACCGCTGAACTTACCAGAGAACGCGATGTTCATCATTGGAACAGGAAGTGGAATAAACTCTTTGTTCTTAAAAAGTTCCGACTTCGACAACATAGCAGCGTTTTCGATAGTCGAAGATTTTTTCATTTTGGCCATTAAAGACATAATCTATTGTAATCCTTCTTAGTGAATAGTTGGAACGGAAGCTTCATTAATCTTTTGTGCTACTTCAATACCATTATTCTCCATTGCGTGAGACATGATATTTAAGATAGTTCGCAACTTAGGAACTGCATTATACTCTACAACTTGTTCTAAAGCAAGTAAGCGCGAAGGAAGGTTTCCATCTTCGTTCATATCGTTAAACATGTTGTAAGCGAAGTTACACAACATCTGATGTTTGTTGTTAGCGTAACGTTGTTGAATGAATGGATTATAGGTAAAGGCTTGGAGGTGACCCAAATCCAGATCACCCTCTAGTTCCGGTTCGCTTAGCGCGTCCAAGAACAAATCCATATAGTTTAGCGCGGCTACGTTATCGTCAAACTCGGCGATTAAGTAATAACCGGTTTCGTCTTCATATTCACGGATGACGGGAGCATCGATTTCCATCTGATAACCCAGTTCAATCCCCAGGGCGTTCAAGACTAGAACATACGCATAAGCGCGATCTACATCCTGAAGGCTAAAGCAAATCGACTCACCTTTCAGTTCTTTCATGATGCTCATACTACTTTCCCCAATTCGATATCAATAATTTCAATAGCTTTAGCTCGAAGAGCTTCGAGAGTTCCATCATTCTTGATAATGTACTTACAACGGTTAATCACTGGACCAACGTTTTCCGAAGCATGTCCAGATTCTTTGGTAGTGTCTTCGTCGCGACCGATGATTCCAATTGGAACACCACCCGTTTCAAGAATGTAATCCAACTCGTTAACAAACCGCATGTCCGCAATAACAACGTTCTTCGCCGGAGCAATATCAGTCCAGAAGCTTTCCGAAATACTATCGCGGAAGAACTCAGTTCCAAGAAGTTGGAGGATGATCCGAGGACTGGTGTTAAACGTGATCAGAGCCTTATCAGAGTTGAACCAGCCGACGATAGCGACGGTGAGCGAGTTAGGTACGATCTGATCGTGTAGCACCTCTAGGAAGCGATACCACAGATCGTCCAACGTTTCTTTATCCTTCTTCGACAACAGCAGTAACTCAGTCAATGCTAACTCGAAACGGTCGCGAAAGTAACCTTTATTATAAGTTCGTGTAAAGCGAACTTCCTTACCGGCTTGGTCATATACGTCGAAGTCGCTAAAGCCGAAGACATCTTGGGCGAAACGCTTCAGCGGACCGGCGTAGGAATACTTGTGATATTCGCTAAGGCCGCGCTGATGAAGTTCGTTAAGCATCATGTCCGCAAAAGTATCTTTACCCGAACCGGCGATACCACTAATACCAAAATTAATATTGTTGTCCAAGTTGCACCCCTTTGAATTCTAGTTTAAACAAGTTTTCGTACATGTCTTTGTGAGAGAAGGTTTCAGTATTGAAGACCAAACCGTTTTTCCAAGTTAAGTCTTCACAGATGCAGTCGAACTCTTCCGAGATATACCGATGGATCATGTAACAGTCAGATCGGTTTAATTCGATCATCCTGGCCCCAAGCCCGGAGGCTTGGTTATCAAGTTGATAAAACGTTCCGTGTGTATCCAAATATCTACTGATCATGAAAAGAAATCCTCAAGGCTTATCGTCTCTTCGTGGTTCCATTTAATCGGATTCAGGAAGATTTGAAGTGGATTAAGGAAGGCGCTATTGAACGTCACTTCCCGGTCAACATACTTATCAAGTTCAAATTCTTTCGGCAAGTGAGTTTCGAATCCAATAACCTCCTGATTAATCGGGTTAGGTTTCTTCAACTCAACGAACTTCAGTTTGTTCCCGGATTGAAGCGGGTCAACGTCCAGACCTTTCTGTTTAACCAACCAGTTATGGATGATCGCGGCCTTAACGTGTTTCGGTGTTCCTTTGATGTAAAGGCCGGTCGCTGGGTCCGTGTATTCCTTGATGTTATTCACGCCCCTAGGGATCGCAATGGTGGAGATAGGTAGCTTATTGAACGCATCTTTAATTTCGAATACGCGAGCTTGCAGAGCCTTCTCATCACCCTTTAGACCTAAGATATAAGCTTCTTTCAGGAAGTCCCGCGCCCAACCCGGCGTTGAAGACTTCTTCGACTCCATCCCAGTGATCTTGTACTTCGGCGACTTGTAACGCACGCCTTCGTTATCGATCACCGACATCACATACTTTTTCTTCGCGCAGACGATAGTGGTATCAGCGATTACTTCCCGCTCGTACACCATCCGGTTTTCCAGCGAGTTCATCATAACAGCAAACTCGGCGGTCAACTCATCGATCTTCGGCTGAACGATCTGCTTAACGAACGTATCGAGCTTATCGGTAATGACTTGCTTATCAGTTTCGTCGGGACACATCAACTTAACGATGTAATCGAAACAGAAGTAACCCGAGTCCGTGTCGGCCATGATCCAAAGCGGCTTATCGGTCTTCGACAACTTCTGTAGGAACTTCTCTAGCCGGGTATTGACATAACGGTTAACCGCCTGGCCGGTCAGGGTGATCGCTTCGGCGTTCTCCAACATGTAATAGAGAAACCAGATGTTAGCCAGGGCACCATAACCGCCGTTCAGCAACAACTTCATCGCAAGCTGCAGGTTATAGTTAATTACTTCGTCCAACTTAGCTTGCTTATACATTTTGATGAGTTCTTCATCGGACAACTCACTCAGACTACTCAATGTCATCTTCTCCTACAATTCTGGCTAGACCTAAGATCGAAAATCTTTCGATATACTCTTGGAAGGTACTTGGGGATGAATCCATTTCGTGAAAGAACAGAAAGTGTTTCCTCATGTCCTCTTCAGTATGGTCCTCCCCACAGTACGGACACACAAATTTTCTCATACAACCACCAAACCTCTGCGTTTCATTTCTTCTTTAATGTTTTCCTGAAGCGTCTGGGCCTTCTGCATTACCTTCTTATAAACTTTCCGCTTCGAGTACAAATCATCTTTAATCAAGGCGATGATACTCTTAGTGTTCTTTCTATAAAATTCGAAGTTAGCCGTCATCGACAAGTCTGTATCATAGAGAGCGGAAAGATCAACTTTACCCTCTACAAGATCATCAACATTGTATTTGGATTTGTAGTTACGAAGTGCCGCTGGAAGTTGGTGACGTGGAACATAAGTCTCTTGACCGATGTTACATTGAATCTCAGTCATAGGATACAGAGAGTTATAGTCAAAGGCAATCAACCATTCCCAAAGACCGGGAATAACTTCTTTTACGAACGCCCCTTCAAAGTCTTGCTTCTCTTTACGCGGCGCTGAGAACGGTGGAACTTTCCCATCGTTATACAGTTGCTTGGCGATCAGCATTTCCCAAGGCTTAACCGTTCCAAGAGTGTCTTCATAGTTACACATACAATAATACGCTAAAGTGTACGTCAAGGCAAATAGCCCTAACTTGTCATCAAGTTGTTTAATCAACTTAACGTCTTTAACGTTGTACGCCATAAACTTCTGAGGATTCTGAAGGTGCAAGTTATACAACGAACCTTCTTCTTCATAATCTAACTTCTGCTCACCCAACTCTTCGAAGGCGATGTTATCCAGACGGTACGAGTCACGCGGATCAAACATGTGCTTCTTATAAGCGTTCATGTAGTCGAGGTGCGGTAGCCCGACAATATCCACCTTAAGCTCTTCTTTACCAAACTTATCCACGCCTTCCCGGAACGATATGCGGTTAAACGGACTAAGACACGTCTTCGTCAGTTCTTCGCCTATAACTTGGTAGCAGCGCTTTACGATGTACACCATGTCGAAGCTTTCGGAGTTCCAGCCCGAGGTCAGATCATATTCGAAGTCACGGAAGTGACGTACCATCGCCTTAAGAAACGACACTTCATCAGCAAACTCATGATACTCAACATCAAGCGTCCCCACGTCCTTATCTTCAGGGTCGTGGACGTACATCGGAGCAAACACTTCTTCCTGAGATTGGCCCAAACTTAAACGATGTTCGCGGACGTACTCCGCGTTTCCAAGACAATAATACTTATCGGTAAAGTTGTCGTAGATGGTAATGCCGTTAATTGGTTTCTCAGCCTTTGCGGCTTCCGGGAAAGTCTTCGTGTGCACTTCGATATCGAGAATGCCAACGCGGATGTTTTTAGGGTCGAAGACTGGAACTTGTCCCTTATACAGTTCGATGATGAACTGGTTCGCGTAGTTGGAATTCCCGCTCCACTCCATCGCGTCCATGTCCGCGAACTTCTTAGTGAATGTTCGACAATCCGAGATACTGTCAAACTTCTTACGCTTAACCGTCTTACCAAAAATAGTTTCAGCGTCACCTTCTCCATCAGTTGGGAGATAGAGTGAAGGTTCATAGAAGTCGATTTTCTTAGTGTAAGATTTACCGTTCTTACGATACTTCAGGAGGATGTTATTACCGAGGTTTTGATAGAAGGTGTATAGAATTTCTTGACTCATTAAAAGTTTCTCTTTTGAATAAGTTGTTAGTGTAACTCTTTCCGGCTTAAATGAAAAGGCCCGAGTTTCCCCAGGCCTTTAGTTGGACTTTCCTTTAAAGTTACATTCCCATCAAAGTTGGGCGCGGTTCTTTACCGTGTATACCATCTTGACGTAAGCCGGGAGTTCGTGTTGGTCCTTTAATAGCTTCAAAGATGGACTTACGAAACTCCGCAATCTTCTGGGTTTCTCCATCGTAAGAAGGATTTTGAACTATGGCCGCCAGAAAGTTCGCCTCTTCTTCGTCCAAAGTTAATTCAAGATTAATAGCCTGAATCTTAGTGCTCTTAATCGCGGCCATATTACAAGAAGACCTGACAGTTAGCGTTCCAGAAGGTCGAAGGTTTCATGATTTTACCAACGCCGTTATCGGTACGATATACAACTACGCCCGAGGCTTCGTTTACAGTACCAACAAAATCTTTGAAGTCTGGGTTCTTCGCGGCGATATACGCAACTTCTTTTTCGACGTTAGTTTGACTGACCTTTGGAAACTTGGACCAGTTCGAGTCCATGATATGTTTAACAACATCCATGACATTAACATCGTAATACAACTCAGTCAGGTTCATCAGTTCGATCAGCGCGCACAGGGAACTGGTATCAAACACCGGACTTTGGTTTTCAATCATCACGATATCCGCGATTTCTTTCAGGTGGGTCCGCGCCAGTTCGTGATCGTTTTCGTAGGTCATTACGCCTTCCGACGACATGAACTCAATCGCCTTAACAATTTCCGCATCATCAACGTCGCCGTTTTGCGCCAGGAAGTGTTTGTAGGTCATGGTTACGAAGATGTCTGCCACGCCGTCCAAAAACTCCACCGAGTCGTCAGCCGCGATAGCGTCCAGAGTTTCCTGGATTTCGGAGCGGGTGTATTCCGATTGCCGAACAATCGCGTCATGGCTAAAGACGTGTACGCCGTTACGCGCTACCGCGTTCCACTCAACAACGTTTTTGTATTGAGACAGAAAATCAAAAGTATCCAGCATGTTTTAAAAGTTCCTATAAGCAAGTTTAGAAAATTCAGCCCAGTGCTCGAAAGAGTACGCAGGAGTGAACTTTGAAGTTTGGTCAAACGGAGTAATCTTTTGGACCGTTACAACGTTACGATCCAGTTGTTCCAAGACGTTTAGTCGGTCATCGACCATGATATCTATCTTGGCGTACTTCTTTTCTTTCGTAGCAATAAAGCCATCCAGGAAAGGAAAGTTTTTCTTCAGGAAATAATATTTACTCTTGTGGTGGTTCCCTTTGATCGTCGAAACAAAAACGATTTCGCAACCCTTGGAGATTTTCAAGTCTTCAAGAACTTGAACGGCATCTTTCAGCGGTTCGAGGCGGTCATACAAGAACTCATCGCGCCAATAACCAAGGCACTTCTGGTAGTCCATATCTTTAAAGACATCAGCCATGTTGTACGGAGCTACGCCGTTAAGCGCCATGAAGTCTTCATATTCTGGAACTTCCAGCTTCGAAACACCACGAAGAAAGTTATACCACTCGCGACCGGTATCAACTACGGTCAAATCTACATCGACGCCTAAACGCATTCTGCTGCCTCTTCCTTTTTACACAATCGATAAAGTTGAATCATAAAAGTAACCGCTTCGCCGAAGTCAGTAACGTGTATCATATCCAAATCTTGAGTTCGATGAGTCGATTCAATTAGCAATTCGCGAACTTTAAGATCAGTCCAAGAAATACTCATTACTCGCTTACGCCAGCCAATCTTAATCCAGCCGAATTGAGTCTTAACCGCCCACCAAGGGTTAGCCGCTCGAAGTTCATGATAAGCTTCTGGCCAATACTCATTCTCAAGACGAAAGGTGCTACTTACTTCAAATCCGGCCAAACTAAAGACGGACTTAGCGTCAGACTCTTTCATTTTAAACCTTACAGGTAGATGGCGTTACGGGAAGCCAGGAGGGATTTGGCCGAGTTCAAGGCATCGAGCATGATTTGATTAACGCGGTCGCGAAAGTGATCGACAACTTTTTCTTTCTTTGGCTTTTTGGCCGGTGCGATTTCTACAGCGGTTGAGAATGCTACCGATTTGCCGACAGCTACCGAGGATTTCATAACGTCCAGAGTTTGTGGGAAGTAAGATTTATCAATAGTAAACTCACCCTGATAAGATACAATTTCTTCCGTCTGCATTAGTGCAGATTCGGGTGCCAAACTTACTTCGATGGTATTGGTACAGGTATTGACTTTAGCCAGATAGCCGCCAAATTGCATGACGATGGCTTCAGAAGAAGTTGCGTAGAGAGAAGGTTCATCAAAGAAACGCGCAGCAATACGAGCGCACAAAGCTTCGCTCAGATAGTTTACGGGTTTGAAAGTGATGATTTCTTGATTGACTTTATCGTAGAAGCGAACAGTAAACTGGTCCTTATTTTTGACTTTGGATACACCCCAGTACTTCGACACGGTATTTTTAGCGGACAGAACACCGAAAGCGTCACGAGCTACAGATTTCATAAATTTACTTCTCACTACAAGTTAGATTGGTTATTCGTTTCAAGGAGGTCATTGTAGACCCCACAAGAAAGAAAGTAAAGAAGATTTTTAAATTTCTAAGAAATCTTTTATTTCGGCGATAATCTTTTTCTGATCATCCAGATTCATGTTTCGACGTTCGTGAATCACGTCCATCAGGTCGAACGACATCAACAGGTTGCTGTACTTCGTTGCCCGGCTTTGGAGAAACTTTTCCGTCTGATCCGTACCGCGTTCGATGTAGCGAGCCGTAAGGATGTCTTGCGGCGCATTCAAAAGAATCACATGAAGGTCAACGTCTTTCAGGTCCATCAGGTCGCGAAGAAAGGAACCGTTAAAAAGACGATCCCCTTCGAAGATGATTTTGGACGGCGCGCGCCAATCCCTTACGAACTCCAGAGCATTCGGCTGAACGGCCATCGACAAACGATCCGTCCCGCTGAAAGTTTCACCTTCGTCGTACTTACCGATGACCGCTATGTCGCCAGCCTCTGAATACTCGATATCTACTAGAGGAACTGGTTTCTGACGTTCCCAGTCGGTAAACTGAGTCATGAACTCTTTCATTAACGTACTTTTGCCCGTACCTGGGCGACCACCAATAGCTAAAACTTTTTTCATTTCATATATCCTCATCAAAAGTCGAATAATGATACGCGAGATTGAACTGGAAGGCAATCGAATAACTCATCACCGTGAAGAATCATCCCGGAGTCCATAAAGATTTCCATCTTCGGTTTATCGACGCCACTCCGATTCGAAACGCGACTTTGCAGTTCTTCGTCCCGCGCCTGCCAAAGAACATTCCACTGAATCCCAGTCCACCCGTCGCCCATGGCCTTTTGAATCTCTTCGCACTGGCGGTCTAGGTAATAACCAATATACCGCCCGTCGCGCTTACGGAAGAGTTTCTTATAAGCACAAAGACAGGTTTCGAAGTAGAAGTTATCGGCCTTCAAGTCCGGGAAGCGAAAGTTAAACTCATCGAGGATGCTCTTGGCTTCGCTCTCAAGGTCTGCGTACTGAACCTTGGTAAGCTTAGCGTCATACTCGTCATCGCGCCCTAGCGCGAGCAGGAGCCCGTTGCGATGGCTTCTCGAACCGCTGTAGTCGTTGAGCTTCAGGTCAGACGGCTCGATATTCAGGCCACAAGTTTGCTTAAGGTGCTGGAGGTAGAACCACGTCGAATAGCGTCCGAACTTATGAAGCCCGTTGATCGTCTCTTCCCAGACCCGGTTGAAGTTCTCAAACTTATCCCCGGTACACAGCGCCTCGAAGCGTTCGTGTTGTAGCTTATCGCCGATAAACGCTTTGTACGATTCGAACATCACCGGAAGATGACCTTTGTTCCACTTCGTGTCCGTCTGATACCGAAGTCGTTTATAGTTCTCGGTGCTCCAGTCGGTAATGCGCGAAACCGAACACAGCTCGAAGTCGGGGAACTCATTCATCAAAACCCAGGAAGTCGGAAGTTGATAGGTGTTCCCATAGAGCCACGCGAGCCAATAACGTTGTTCTATGTTATGTTCAAAGCGTTCGTTTAGATAGTTCGTCGTCCAAACCGCTGGGTCACAATCCTTAAAGTGCAGGGAAAGTGCGAAGTATTGAATGAACGATTCCCGCCTGTTTTGCTTTTCTCTAAAGTCCATATCAGAGGGTTTCCAACGTCTGGACCGGATCTTCAAAGAAAATTTCCACACAACCACCTTTACCTTTACGGAAGACGGCAGCGCGAATTACTGGGTCAGTGTAGTCGTGAACTCTAATACCAGCACCTTCCCAACGAAAGATCGAAAGTTGGCAACCGGACTTTTGGCGACCAGCGAACTCAAACCCACACTTCTTGTAAAAGTCGATAGCATCCTTCTCCGAGCTAACCCGGAAGTATTCAGCGCCCCAAACCCGACTTCCAAACAAAGCATAATCAACAAGAACTCGCCCAACGCCCTTGCCGCGATGTTTAACGAAGGTATGAAGTAGTTGAAGATTCGTTACAACTGGTTCGCGCTTCGAATGAGTTGTAATAATACAACCCATCAATTCGCCGTCGTCCGTAAACAGACCCACAGCGCGATCCCAGAGACTTTGTGTATCGGCCTTAGACACGAACGTCTTCGCAAAGCGGTCGCCCTTCTCAGCGGTCATAGCGGCTAGAAACCGCTCTCTTGTTACTTCTCGAACATCTTCATAATTCATAGTTGCACATAACTCCTTTCCTTCTTCCCGCGTTCCTTATCGTACTTCGTATTCTGCCAGCCCAGGAATTCATCGCGGTTCCAAACAAACGGTGGAAACTTGAACTCACCTTCGAACAAAATTTCTCCAACGTCAGGACCGCCGTTCAAGGCTGCGTCGATAAAGGCTTCAACGAAACGGAAACAATCACGTACCTCTTCTTCCTTCACGGTAGCGCGGAAGCAACGGAACTCAATCGTTTTCGTGTGTTTCAGGCAGTACGTGTTGATAGCATACCTGAAAGGGCGTCCCATAGATACCCCATCTTTTCCAGCGCAGTGGAGCTTGATAAAGTGTTCGAAGCTCGAAGTCAACTCGATAATGTTTCGGCTCATGTACTCAGGCATCAAGCGACCACAGTCCAACTTCATGTATTGCTTAACGCCTTTAACTCCAGCCATCGAAGCTACATCGCGGTATTGGTGACAGTTATCGACGACCGCTTGTTGATTGTTACGGATATACATCACCAGACGTTTCAACGCGTCAACGTCTTCCATAAGGCCAGGAACATGGACGTGTACGTGTAGATGTGAAACTGAGGACGGGGTTGGTTCGTTTCCATTATCCCGGAAGAACTGGATGATGTCCTTAACCTTTTCTACCTGGCCTTCGTAGGTCTTCGTCGGCATAGTATTAACTTCCCCACCAAACGGCGGAGACAGCCCGAGCGGATCGCAGGCCACGTTCTTATAAGGTTCCACGGTGTTGATAACATCCGTCTCCGAATATTCCCACTTCCCCAACTCTGCTGGGATAACCAGACGGCGATCAATATCGCCAAACTCCAGTTCAGCGCCGTAGGTAAACGTTTTCTTATCGTACAATTTTCTTCTCCTGCAAATCTACGTTGTTGCGTTCCCAAAAAACGGACTCCGCAGCTGATCCGGTATAATACGTCTGATCTTCCAGATTAGCTACTTCCTTCGTATTAAACAGACCGGCGCGCTTAGCGATATCTTGAGTCGAGGTAATAAACACCGATTCATCGTCTAACCACGAACGGTACAGCGGGCGTTTCCCGTTTCGAAAGACGCGCATTTCTCCTTGATCGTTCAGCGAACAAAACGCCATCGAGGCATCCGGCCATTCCTCATGAGGAAGTTTATCTTCCAGCAGCGAAGCCAGGAGTAACATTGAGTCATTCCCGCCTTCTACGTCGTACCGCCAGTTGTATTTCGGTTCCTGAGTAATGACGCCATTATGAACGAGGCACATCGTTTCCGATTCCATAGGCTGATTATACTCCAAATCTGAAGTAGAGTAACGGCAATGCCCGATTAGAAAAAGTCCACCATCATGGAGCATCGTTTCAAAGTTGATGGTATTGATAAAGTCAGAAGCCTTTACAGGCTCCTTAATCGTCGTCAACTTTCCATTTTGGAAGTAGGTCAGGCCGGTGGCGTGCATCCCTCTAACTTCAGATTCCCGAAAAACGCGTCTAACGAGTTCTCCGAGTTCTCTGGTGTACTCTTTTAAATGAACGCCAATTACTCCACACATTTAGATTGCTCCAGTACAAACTTGATTACATTTACTACAGTCGTACTTCTCGCCACTTCCGGTAATGTACGAACAGCTATCGGAGTATTGATTACGCGGTCCCGCTTCCGGGTGATACTTCTTCAAGTAATCGATCCCCAGGCTATTCGCAAGGAAGTCGTACCACGCTTCCGAACTCCACATTGAAGTATAGACGCCGTTCCACATTGGACGCCACGACGGGTGATTGGTGTTTTTCCGACAGTCCTCAACGAAGTTATAACGACAATCTTCATAGACCTTCTCACCGAGCAGAAGCATGTTCTCACGGAAGTAACACACCAACGAGATACGTTCGCCGCCTTCTTCAACTTTAATCTCGGTATTGCCGTGAATCCCCGAGTGGTTAGCGATAAGCAAAAGATCCCCAGGCCGAATGTTAATCGCCACGCGGAACTCAGGCAAGACCAGATAACCGCCTTCGTAGCCAACGCCATTCGTCAGAACGCAAAGATTCGAAAACCCTTCGGCCAAATCCCCAGCGTCAAGATGCGCAGCGGTACGGAAGGTCTTATTAATCGTCAACGTAGTAAATGGAGTCTCAGGAATATAAAACCCTGGATCAATTTTAGCACACGCCGCGATCTGATTTGCGTAGCGGTGAGGCAAAAGATCTTTAAACCCAACAGCGAGCTTCTGAAGGAGCGGATAAGACTTCTCAAACTTCTCCCGGTTATGCTGGGTATACGAAGTAGCGCGCCCGTAAGGAATACGCGGATACCGATCAAACCAACCTGCTACGCCGCTATAGACTTGGTTAGCATAAGTCGTTTTGCTGATGAACTCTTCTTGAATCCGAGTCGCTTCTTTCCGTCGCATTTCATCCGGGAGTTTGAAGGCTTCTTTAGCCCAGTCGTCAAAGTTGAAGTCAGTCATCTTTGAAGTCAACCACGCCAAGCCGCGTGCCGAACCTTTAGCGTTCTTATCTTCTTCGTTAACCAAACGTTCGAGGTCAGAAACTTCAAACAACGAATCAACCGGATTAATCATGAGGTCCAGAATATCAACTTGACGATCCGTTACCCAATCTCTCGCCCCGCCACCCGCGCCGCGTTCTCCAGCTGCCATGCCCCGGTTAAAGGAAGGCGCTGCCCCATCTTTCAAACCTTCGTACGCGGCTTGTTGTTCTTCGATGGTGAAGAAGCCTTTACGGAGTTTGAAAATACATTTCTCTTCCGTTTGTTCTTCGGAACCAAACAGCGTCACTTCGGCAGGCGCGTAGAAATCACAGTCGCTATCAATAACGCGATCATAGTGACGCTCATCAAGAAAAGTGCCGATCAACTTATCACAGTTATGGACTTCTTTTGCAACGATTACTTCGACAGTCATAAATCCCTCTTACACGTTTAACTAACGATTTTCATTATATATGCAACTATTTTACACTAAATTTTAGGCAAAAGAAAGCCCGCTTTAAGTGCGGGCTTTTTATTGTTGGTGTTACTTTCTAACTCAGTTAAGCCTGCAAGCGCTGCGGCGTGCTTGGGCATAAGTATCCTTTCTTTTGAGCTTACCGTTAACGATATTGTGGACGATATAACCGCCCTCTTCAGGGTCTTTCATAATGAACGCATAAGGAATGCTAACACCATGATCCTGTTTCATAACAATACGTTTGTCGCTACCTTCTACGAAGTGAATAGCATATTTTGCGCTCATAATATAGGGCCATCCTAGTAATTGAAAAATAAGGTTGGTGTAGGTCAAACAATCTTTCCCCCCACTTACTGCCTACGTTTTCAATACTAGAATACCGTTCATCATTAGTAAAGACCGTTTGTCGGACTACCCCTGTATTTGCAGGCGCTCGCGGATGGTTTTGATGTTGTCGAGGTTAAAGAACTCACCGTCCTTGAAACGGGTAATAAGTTCCCCAGTTTTTTCCTTTTCTGTATCTACTTGATCTACAAGGAAAAATTCCCCAGTTTCGTCCTTACCAACGTACAAAAGTCCTTTGGCAGATTTCTTCAATTTATCGCCGGTCGCAGGGTCTTTGTAGATCTCAAAAAGCTCCCCGTTCACGCCCGTAGCGGTCGCTTTCATGGCCGTTCCGAAGGTGTCCCGGCTATTCATCTGGTAGGTATAGCTGCCAATCCCGAAGACGACATTCTGAGACGCGAAGCCTTTTTTCGCCAATTTCTCCAGAATCTTATCAGCGCGCTCAATAGTAATCGAGTCACCGTAGATCAAACCGATGTGAGAATCCAGAACTTTAAAGCCCGCTTCGTTAACGGTGCCACCGAAAATCTCCCAAAGAACCTGGATGGAGCCTTTTTGTTCCGGGGTCAATTCCGCCTCTTTGAAGCTCAGAAGACTAGAGCCGTCGATGTAGTAATATTGCTTGTCGTGACGGTTCCATTCGATTTCAACCTTGGCTTCGTAGACAACGCCCTTATAGCTGAAATAACCTTCTGCTTCGCCATTACCACATTCGCCGTGGTCGGTTTCGCTACGAACGCGATCAACCAACGTTTCTTCGGCCCAAGACTCCGCAGCTTCTAAACTTCCAGCTTCGTCGAGGTTATCAATATCGATACCACAGATTACATCTACTGGATCACCCGAATCAGGACGACCGACAAACTTACCGTCGCGAGCCATGATCTCAGGCTTCAGGATAGTCAACCCTTCCGACAACATTTTCCAATAGGCGTAAGTGTCGAGAACGTAAGAACACAGACCGGTAGGAACGGTTTTGGTGATATATTCCTTGATAAAATCAACTTCAGCTTCGAAACGAAGGTCGCGCCCAGTTTCAGTTCCGAATTCAGCTTCAAGTTTAGCCAGGCGCGTCAGAATATTGCTAGACGTTACGGCGTGTTCGGTAGCCGGAATAGAGCAACCAATCAGATAATCTTCTTCCAGACCTTGGCCGTAATAGTCTTCGATGTAGTCAATCGCGCCTACGGTATCGGTACCAACCAGACCAGTCGCCAAAGGACCGGCGCTAGAGCGGCTAGCATCTTCGTAGCCGGACATGCCGCGCATAGAGAAGTCGTGGAGTTGGTACATCACCGTCTCAACCGGAGAGCCCGTACGGATCGCCCAGTCA